CTACGATAACCGCGCATTCAACATAGCTACCTGTTCGTCGTTCATGTCATCAATCCACATACCGTAAATTTCATACACCATCTGCGCAGTTTCATGCCCCATCTGGCTGGCTATAAATGCCGGGTTCGCTCCTGCCGTCAACAGCCAGCAGGCAAAAGTATGTCGCGTATGGTACGGATTACGGCGGCGAATACCAGCACGTTTTACTGCTGCATTCCATCTCGCACCCAAACTGCTTACCGAGTAATAAGGTTTCTGTTTTCCGTTACACATCCTGGGCATGAAAACAAAATGCAGTTTTTGCTTTTCGGTTCTGCCGTACTCCCGATGATAAAAAGTGATTTCGCTTTTGCGATGATGCCCGGTCAGTTTGTATTGCTCCTTCAGTGCTTCAAGAGCTGGCTGTAGTAATGTTACCGTCCGGATCCCGGCATTTGTTTTTGGGGGACCGAACATATCAAGTATCGTCAGGTTTCTTCTGACATTCACAATTCCCTTCTCGAAATCCACATCCTCCCACGCCAGAGCTGCCAGTTCCCCGTGACGAAGCCCGGAGTAAACGGCAAATTTCCACAAGTTTTGGCTCTGTCCTTTTTCACTTTCCATTAATGCATTGAATTCTGTTTTAGATAACGGGTCAGGCTTTATTCTGTTTCGCTGTAATTTTTTTACTCCTTCAAATGGTTTGGTTGATATAAATCCCGACTGATACGCAAAACGTAACAGCGAACAGAGCAGGGCGATATAGTTATCAACTGTGCGCACGGTTCTTCCTTTTTTGTTGGATCTTGGATTATCCAGGTAAAGCGTTTCTCCATGCAGCAGTTCATTCCGGTAGTTTAAGATATCGCTATAACGAATATATGATATCGGGGTACTTTCACAAATTATTATTCTGAGTGTTTTTAATTGTGATTTCGTTTTCTTCATTGTGTTTGTTGTTAACTCTGTCTCTTTAATTTTTGTCCAGATATCACAAAGCTCCCCGAACGTTTTTATGACTCTCGTTGTCACCATTTTTGCCCCAGTGCTGGACTGGGGAAAACGTCTTAAATACTCAAATTCACCGGAGTTTATTTCATGAACTATCAGCGCTCTTAAATTTCCGGCCTTTTTAATATTACTGTTTGTAATCTCCCAGCCTTTTAATGTTTCCCGACATCGTTTTCCTCGAAACATGAACCAGATGCGAATGTTTCTACCTCTAATCTCGACACCTGTTGGTAATTTAGACATATCATGAGTCTTTGATAAACTGATTTATCTTTGGATAGTTGTACCAGATAATCCCTCGTTTGCTGTCTGGCTTACCTAAAGGAGATACTCGTTTGAAGTGAAAGCCTTCCACCCAGCAATTCTGACGGTATGCTTCAATTTGTCTGGCCCCCAGACCAGTACGAAGCATCAGACCGTATTCAACCATCCACTCTTCATTAAAAATCACTTGTGCCATCGCATCACCTCTGGCGGGCGACAATATTAGACTGAAATTGACGCCCGACGTTGATTATTAATAATCAGCTATGAAGTTTTAATTTGAATACAATGCAACTCACGAGGACAGAATTTTCTCGCAATTAAAATTTATCAGTTTTACTTTCTGTTCTCTGGAAACGCCATCTTCTTTTTTCCCTGAGAGCATTTTTTCGCATTCTGATTTCGTTAATTTAGATTTTGAATATCTTGTCCAGTTAGTAGGTGTGTCACCTTCCTTTTCAATAGTGGCGGTAATTTTATACATGAACACCTCCATTATTATTTCCAGTAGTTCGTTTATTCCATCTTGCAAGTGCTTCTTTTTCACTTCCACCATAACCGGTTCGGGATTCGCATCCGTTACACTTCGCTCGGTAATATCCTGAAATGGCTTTCACCGTTACTGATGGACAACCACAAAATGGACATGGTTTGACTTTTTCATACCGCATTGTCTTTTTTCTCATAAAATAAAGTTTTGTTATGGCGGTGAGGCTACACCGCCATAGTAAATATCAGGAGCCGATATATTCTGGTTTCATATCTGTCAGTGTCGTTTTATACGCCTCATATAATTCTCCCAGATGTGGTCGTGCAGCATTCAGCGTATTTTCCAGAGCAGTAAATTTTTGTTCTGCTTCCGGATCACCTGATGAAGGCAGGTCATTTATCATCTTCTCAATACGGGCAATAGCATTGAGACGGTGATGACGCTGAACCACTTTTCCTTTAAGTTCCGTATAGAGAGCGCCAAGTGTATTTTTATGCTCTTCCACTTCCTGCCGAAGTGCTGTTGTTTCTCCGGTGCTTTGTGCCTGCTCAATACGTTCACGGAAAGCACTGATCCAGTTTTCCCCGGCATCCTGCTCAATAATTGTTGTTTCACGTTCCGCACGGCAGGCGGATGTGTTTTTATGTTCCTGAACCGGATTAATGATTTTTTCCTGTTGTTCGTCCAGTTCGTCCCTGGTGTACACTCCAAGAATCACTTCAGGGCAATAAAGGCGCGCCCAGCGTTTCAGTGCCAGATAGGCAAGCTGCTGACGAGGATCATCGGCCCATAACGTTGAGTTACGTGTTCTGGCCTGCGCCAGAAGTAACTCCAGTACGCGTGGTTTGCTCTCTCCGCGTAGTGTTGCCTGGACGCGAACTCCGATTCCGTTTTCATCGGCCAGCTTCCAGCCAGGTACACGATATTCTTTCCCTTTGTCGTTCTTCCTGATTTCAAATTTCCCGATAATTTTTTCCCACGGCCCGAACCAGTCATATTCAATACGCCCGGTTAGCGGCCCACGAGTACTGATTACGGCATTAACCAGTTGCGCTTCATATCCGAGCACACCATTCACAACGAAAGTTTTCTGAGCTACTGCATAAGGATTCATTTGCCACTGCATCGCCTGCATGGTGATGGCCATGCAGTCTGATGGATTTCCTCGGAGGTGTTCCGGTACAGTAGCCATGCCGGAAGCCATTACCTGAGAAAACGTCTGAATTGCAGCCAGAGACTGAGGGCTGAAAACCGCAACATTAGAGTTAATATTTTCTTGTTGAGTTAATTCGTTCATTGTGTCCTTCCTCAGATGCTCAGTGCTTCAAGACGACGAAGATCAAAGTCGTTTAATTCGTCGGTATAACTTTCGGTAATCGGTGCTGGCCAGTTGTTTGTCTCCAGCGCTTCGTTTATCTGTCGTAGCGTCCGGCGATATTCCTGTCGACCAAGTTCCAGGAGTTCCTGCGAGGCTTCCACGACTGCCACCCAGTGATAGCCAGCATCTTTGTTGACGAAGATCCAGAAAAATTTGTCCAGGTTTGCCACATCGCAATACATTGCGGCGCTGAGGTGATAATCACGCTCAATAATTTCACGGTGCAGGCGATCTTTAAGTCGTTCCTGCCGCACATAACCGAGGCTGACTGACTTCACGTCAGCGCAAATGCTTTCGTATGGCAGCCGGATTTCGATATCAGGACGGACCCTAATTTCCAGCCCGGTTTCTTCATCAAACCCGAAATAGCTGATTTCAGATTTGCGATCCGGGTGGTTGAGTAGCCTTGCTGCATCGGTATTGTTTTGCAGTGCCGCGTGAATATTTTTTGCCTGTTCATACATATCCGGACTGATAAACGTTTTCCCGGCGTTTTCTTCTTGCTGGCGTTTTTGCCAGTCCTCCAGTGTCACCAGGTCCGGGCGAATTTTCCGTGCGATTTCGGTTAATTGCTCTTTTGTGCCACTGATGTTGTAAGGCAAAGATTTAGCACGTTCTTTTTTTGCCAGTTCTGGGTCTACAGTTTCAATTTGATCCAGAAGCTGCTCCCGTGCTCCACTGGTTTTCAACAGAGGAGGGAGGCTTGCGTTGTATTCTTTAATACAGGCTTTCATTGCTGATGCTGTGTGTTTTTCCCCCTCAGGAATACGCCGAAACTCCTCCGGAAGCGAACCGTAAAGGATGCCTGTTTCTTCGGCCCCAGCGCTTACCGACAGTGGCTGTATAAGAGTGCTGTTGTAGCTTTCGATCCACTCTTTCATCTGCTCTGGTGTCATCAGTGATGGCAGACTGGCATTATGTTTTTTAATGATGGTGATCAGTTCGTTAGAAGTAGTAACCACATATTCAGGAACCGGTACCGGAATGGCATATTCATCAGCGAATTTATCCGTTTCCAGAACATAGCTGTGAATGATCCGCCCACGCAGCAATGCATCACTTTCCTCGTTCGGGATAGTTCCGGCAATGTGCCGCCCGTGGTAATACATCAGACTGATGCGGGCATCCTTCAGCATTGTGCTGCTTATTCCGTTGGCGGAGTGATAAACCTCGTTCGGGAGGTTTTCATAGCGACCAGGCTCGAAATATGACGGCCACATGATTTCAGTTGCTACATGAGCTGACGCTTCACCAGTTTCATCACTGCAATCGTGATGCGGATGGTTGCCAGCGTTCTCCTTGTGCGGATGTTCAGCGCCTTCCATTTCCTCCGGATCTTTTTCCTGAGATTCATCCAGATTTTCTCCATCGAATGTTTCCTGGTATGTTGCGTCGCCCATCACCGCACCACAGTCAGGGCAGTTATCCCCGCCAGTCTGACCGCAGGCATTGCAGACTATTTCCGGTTCCCGTTGCACTACTGGCTCAGGTTGTTTCACATCCTGACTGGTTTTTTCCGTTTCTGGCTGGTTCTGGTTCACAGAATCGCGAGTCTGGATCCCTTTAACCCATTTCGGATCATTCGGGTCGCTAATTCCGTCAACAAATTCACCACGTGATGCAGCAAGCAATTTGTCGGCATCGACAGGATTTTTTGATGGAATGTTTTTCCGGGCTTCATGGAGCTCTTCCCGCAGTTCCTGATATTTCGCATCAACAGATTTTACCTGTGACTGAGCATCCAGCGGCTGCGTGTTCTGATGATGTTCAGTTGCATCCGGTTCCACTGTTTCAGCCGTTGCCTGTTCATTTGCCATTGCGCAAGATGGTTGCGGTTTTTCTTCATCATCCTGTTTTTCTTCTGCTACACGCTGCGGCATTGGGGCAGAGGAGCGACCGCAGGCAATATCCACGATTTCCGGATCAGGGTTGGCATGATCGGTTTCAGTCAGCACCCTGCTCAGATATTCGGTGACACGGTGGTGGGTAGCCTCGATACCAATTGGTGCTTCTTTTACGGACGCAACCACAATGGCGCGGGAATAATCCAGCCCGCCAGGCATGGTGATGAATTTGTCGCGGAAAACAGAAAAGGGCGGTTTATTTTCAGCGATAATTTCCTCAATGCGTTTAGCGTGTGCCGGATGAAGGTTATAGATGTCCACGTCCATTGAACGGGCCAGTACGCCAGTGGCTACGTCGCGCGCCAGTGACGTAAGATCGTGGACGAAACCTTCGCCGCGATCGGTGAGGTTCCCGCCGCCAGCATTAGCACCGGAAGCCGTGCGAGTGATGCGTGAAACACGATTCCCTTTTCGCCATTCTTTTGTCAGAAGACCGCGATCAATGTGTTCGGTATCCAGCCAGGCTGAAATGAAATTCTTAAATTCATAGGGCTGATGTTTTTTCGTGATAGAGAAAACCGCCTTAATTGCATCAGTCAGGCGGAGCAGGGCGGCATTATCCAGAGTTGTCGGTTCTGCCATGCCGCGTATGGCCAACAGCAGATTCTGGACATAGCTGTTTTCCTGGTCCATCTCAAGAGCAGTAATGTGTTCGCGTTGTTCACGGGTGGCATGATGCAGGTATTTCCGATCCCCGGCCGCATACGTAAAAATGTGCAGAAGACGCTGTGTGAACCGCAAAGTGGCTACAGAGACTTCGCAATCCTGGCAATCCCCGTGGGCGTCTGCCTGCGCGTTTTCTTCCTGGCCTCCCGCCAGTTCTTTGGTTTCCTGAGCATTATCCTGGTGGTTAACGTCGTCTGGCGCTGCACCCGGTTTTAGTTCCCAGGTCATGGAGTCTTTGCTGAGTTGATAGCGTTCACTCCAGGTAAAATCGATCTCACCTTCAGGGGGCAGGTCATTAACGACAGGAAAATTAGTTGCAATAGCTTTAAAATAGTTGCTCAGTTTTTTACCTGACTTAACGATCAGGTAGTCCAGAGTGGCACAGGTTGATTCAAAATCGTCGCTTGCCCACAGGACGACGTCAGGCTCACCGGATGATTTTTTCGCTTTCCGTAAAAGGAAGAGTGGTTTTGTGCTCATTGTTTTTTAACCTCAACTCAGATTAAAATTACTGCGAGTGATGAATAAATGTCCCAGGTTCTTCACTCAGGCCTGCACACAGTGCAGGCTTTCTTTTTTTCAGATTTCACCGTTTAATTTCATTGCGATCAGAGTTGCCAGAAATCCGGCTTTTTTTTCTGCGGGCAGATTCTTTCCGATGTGAACCAGGCTCATTTTTGTGACACCTTCATCAAGTGTTTTTACGTTGCCTGATGGACCATCGATATCAACCACAGTGAATGGGGTTTCTTTATTTTCTGTTTTAATTACGTAGCCAATGCGCTTTCCTTCCAGATTCACCTCGTGAACAATGTCATCGGTAGTTACAACAGTGGTTTCATAATTGGTAATCATGTTTTTCTCCTTAATTAAGGTTGAGCGAATCCCTGCCATTTCTGGCATAAATTCAGTTTCGAATAGTCAGTTAATTAAAGTTCGTGTGCCATCTGGTCTTTTTCGGCACAAGCTGCACTGCAATATTTTCTCGGTTCGTCTTTTGATAAAGTCCCGTGCATGAAGTGAAGCATTCTTTCAATAGCTTTACTTTCTTCAACGTCTTTTTTGCAAAGGTGGTAAGCACATTTTATTTTCTTAGTCATCACCATGACTCCGCCTTTACAGGTAAACCATCACGACCGAGGAAGACTTTAATCATGCGGTCAGTAATGCATGTTTTTGTGGTCAGGTTACGAATATAAAGTTTTCGCTTTTTAATATTGTTTGCCGAGGCAATATATGTCCGGCCTTCATGAAGAACATAATCGCCAGGAGTCACACACTGACGTGGTATTTCATCAGTTCCAAAGTGATGAGCAATCATAATTATCTCCATTTTTTACAAATGAACTTTGTCGATGCGGTGCCTGGTGCCTCCAGGTGACTGCAACCAGTTAACAATTACAGTCGGCTTTCCCACCCAAACCAATAAGGACTAACATGACTTTTAACTGTGCCGCGTGCGCTTAGCCGCATTCACCGCATCACAAAATTCACTTTAAAAAGGGCGGACATCAGCCGAACTTCAAGAAAAAACTGATGCCGCCAGGACTACACACAGCAATGTCGTTATTTACAACCGGAGGCGCACTCCCACCATTTAAATTTAACAGACAAGACCGACTCTTTATGGATATCGGAAATGCGCCTTCGTGTTGTATGCCTGTCTTTTTACCACTTCAGGCTCGGTGGTATACTGGAGTTCTCACACAACCAGTAAGGAATTGCTTATGCCTATTCAATCTCAACACAAAAATATTGATTATCTTTCCGCCAGATTAGAGGCTACCGCGCTTGTTCTTGAAGAACTTGTTAAACTTCTTACGCCAGAGCAGCGTGAAAAACTGAATCTGGCAATTGCCGGGCGTTGCCCGGGCGTGAAAAATGCATCTCTCAGGAATAGAAATTCTCCCGCATATCAATTATTACAGTTCATCAACGATGGCGTCGGCAGCAGCGATTAATTTTTCTAATGCCTCTTCGACATGATAATTGTATGGTTGTAGTGACCTGAGATCTGTAATTGCATCAGCCAGGTTTTGTGCCATTACGGCTGGTGCGATTTTTTTTGCTACTGATACCCGGCTGGCGAGTTCCAGTGCGAGACGTGCCTGCCTTGGAGTTAGCTCTCTTTCCTTTGCCATTGTTGATGCCTGTACAGACAATTCATACGCCAGACAAAATACAGCATTATTCGTTTCTAGCGGGTCAATACTCTGAGTAATTGTCATCTTATCTCTCCCCTTAACGCCGGGTGGCGGAACTAAAACCTGCTGCACTGCAACATTTGAACCCTGCCGTCATGTTCTTACGCCTCGGGCTGGCTACTTACCCCCTGACCACTGCCTGGTAACTCGAAGTATTGCCCGGCGTTCTGTGGGGCGGGGTGGGTTGGTAGGTATATGATGTACTTTGTGTTCATTGTTGTAAAGTACTTTAAGTACATTTTGTGTGTAAAAAAATGAGATGGGATAAAGTGAAGCACAAACCCGGAGGGGGACGCTACCGGATTTATGCTGGTTTAAGAGGCTTTTTGTTTTTTCTTTCGTGCTAACTCTTCGTAAATTGCATTGTACTTCTGTTTTTTCTCCTCAAGAGTTTTTAAAAGTTCATCTGTCTCACTGTCAGGGAGCTCGTCCAGAAGGTCAATGATGATTTTTTGTCTTGGATTTAACTCCTGATAGAAACGTACCTGTCCACTTTCTTCTGTATCCTCTCCCAAAAGATAGGTTGGTGTTGTTCCAATGAGTGTTGCTAATTCCCTTAATTTCTCTCGGCGAGGAATTGTTTCGCCATTAAACCATTTGCTAACCGCTTTTGGTGTTAATTTCATTCGACGGGCAATTTCTGCCTGCCTTCCATGTTGTTCATAACCAGCGTTTTCACAGGCTAGCGCAAGCCTACTGGCGAACTCTTTACGCGCTTTATCTTCATGAACCATAAGTTCAATGATATTCGCTCTTGAATGTACTGTCAGTTCTGTTATAGCATGTACTCAAAGTTCACATTGTGAGGGTGATATGAACCAGAAAACACTTGAAGATGTAATCAAAACTGTTCGCGTTTCTGTTGTGGCCGACGTTTGTGGTGTCAGCCAAAGAGCAATCTACAAATGGATGGATAACGGAAAACTGCCTCGCACAGAATATACCGGCGAAACAAATTACGCTGAAAAAATCGCTCATGCATCAAACGGATTATTTTCTGCCGATGCAATTTTAACTATTGGCAAAAATAAAACTACTACGAAAAAGCTGATGGGAGTTGATTCATGAAAATCAAGCATGAGCACATCGAATCAGTGTTGTTAGCCCTGGCAGCCGAAAAAGGGCAGGCATGGGTAGCCAATGCAATTACTGAAGAATATCTGCGCCAGGGGGGCGGCGAATTGCCCCTGGTTCCAGGCAAGGACTGGAACAATCAGCAGAATATCTATCACCGTTGGTTGAAAGGTGAAACGAAAACGCAAAGAGAAAAAATTCAGAAGCTGATCCCAGCAATTCTGGCAATCCTTCCGCGCGAGCTGCGTCACCGACTCTGCATCTTCGATACCCTGGAACGCCGTGCATTACTGGCGGCGCAGGAAGCGTTGAGTACGGCAATTGATGCGCATGATGATGCAGTCCAGGCCATTTACCGGAAAGCGCATTTCAGCGGCGGTGGTTCGTCCGGCGATTCTGTTGTTGTTCATTAAGGTGATGTGGTGATGGAAAAATATGAACTGAAAAAATACCGACTTAAAACACTGGAAGGCGAAACATTGCTTCAGCGTATAGCCCGAAATGTTGCCTGGTATGCCATACGACTCTCTCTGCATCGCCATCTTGTTAACGGGTATCCCTCGTCAACGCTGTTGTTCATCAATATCAAAGATAAAGAAAAAGCCGCAGAACACATTCGGTGGATGGAACTGGCGCAGGGACAAGCTCTTGATATTGAGTATGGCGATGAGATCGACTACAGCAAAGCTCAACCGCTGCGCCACGTAATTTTTAGGGGGTGATTATGACATCTTTTCTTTTAGCTTTTGTAGGGCAACGATCAGTTCATCAATTTGGGTTGCATCCATTATCAACTCTAGTTTGTGATAAGCCCCGTAATTTAGCTCCTGTGTGTGGAATTCCTGGGCAAGTATTTTTACTCCTCCGCGATTGAGCATTCCTGAGGTGCTAAAAATTTTTGACTCGGTTCCAGTAATACTGTCCACCCAAAATTTTTGTGGGAATGGAGCAGACTTATCAAATGTAAAAGACATGTCGAACCTCCTTTGGTTCTGTTGATTGGGGAATCACAGATTATATCCGGAGGAAGGTTCGACACCAGATGAGGCAATTATGGTTAAGGCTAAAAATATGCCAAATCCCATGCCAAAAACTAAGGCAAACAATGAGCCTTATCGCAAGGTAAAAATAACGATATGGGATGATCCCAAATTTAGGGCGTTATCTCCTCTGCCTCCAAGTGGACAGAGTTTGTTTATTTATCTGCTGACCAGTCCATTTACCGGGATTATTCCTGGGTTGTTTAAAGCCGGGCGGGCAGCAATGGCTGAAGAGTTGGGGTGGGATATCGAAGCCTTTGACTTAGCCTTAGGCGAAGCCATGAATCTTGGCATAGTGAAAGCAGATATCAAAGCCAGAGTTTTTTGGCTCCCGAATGCTGCGAAACACAATCCGCCAAACTCGATAAATGTCATTAAATCCTGGGCAAAGGCATTCGCTTTAATTCCTGATTGTCCTCTCAAATGGGAGGCTAGGGAATCGCTGAGAGCCGCGTCCTATGGGGTTTCTGAGGCTTTGGGGATGGCATTCGATAAGGCAATCCCTTTGCCTGAGGATAAGCCTAAGGATAAGGCTAATGCTTTGTCATGCGGTATCCAGATAACAGATAACAGATATATAAACCCCACACATAACGCGCGCGTGCGCGAGAGTGCTCCGGCCAGTGAGGCAAATGGCGTGCCGTTGCAGACAGCGGAACCTGATTACCTGGAAGGCCTGAACGAACCCATCGGGAAATTTCCGATGACTGATGGCTGGCATCCGTCGCTGGATTTTCGACGGCGGGCAGCTCTGTGGGGAGTGGCTCTGCCGGAGCCGGAATTTACACCAGCTGAACTTGCCGCCTTCCGGGACTACTGGGCAGCGGAGGGGAAAGTTTTCACGCAGGTTCAGTGGGAGCAGAAATTCGCCCGTCACGTAAATCACGTCAGGGCGCAGGTTAAACCAGTCAGCAAGGGGGTGAACCATGCAGCAGCACCAGGTGGCACCGCATCACGGGCAGTTCAGGAAATTCGGGCAGCACGTGAGCAGTGGGAACGTGAAAACGGATTTATCAGCGACGGAAACGGCCTGGAAGTTGTGGGAACTCATGGGGGAGGTTTATTCGAACCGCTGGACCCAGAAGAACGGGGCCGCACCTTCGAAGCTCTGGATTGCACAGATTGGTGCGATGACTGAGCAGCAAATCCGACAGGTCTGCCGCCAGTGCATGGACCGCTGCCGGACGGGTGAAACATGGCCTCCGGACCTGGCTGAGTTTGTGGCGCTGATTTCGGAAAGCGGGGCCAATCCATTCGGTCTGACGGTGGATGCTGTGATGGAGGAGTACCGACGCTGGCGCAACGAGTCCTGGCGATACGACGGAAGCGATAAATACCCGTGGTCTCAGCCTGTGCTGTATCACATTTGCCTCGAGATGCGTTCAAAGGGGATTGAGCGCCAGATGACCGAAGGGGAGTTAAAACGACTTGCAGAACGGCAACTGGCGAAATGGGCAAAGCATGTTGGTGACGGCTTCAGCGTTCCGCCCGTACGGCGGCAACTGGCAGCACCAGAACGCCCGTCGGGGCCAACACCAATTGAGTTGCTGAAACAGGAATATGAACGCCGGAAAGCGGCTGGTTTTGTTTGAGTTGATAAGTAATTTTACCGGGAGGAAATTTTAATGGAGACTGTTTTTGACGCACTGAAAGCAATGGGAAAAGCCACATCCATAGAACTTGCTGCGCGACTTGATATCAGTCGTGAAGAAGTGCTGAACGAACTATGGGAACTGAAAAAAGCTGGTTTCGTTGATAAAAGCGCGTACACCTGGCGTGTGGCTGATAACAACGTTCAGCAGGAACAGCCAATGCAGGCAGAACTGCCGGAAGAAACCACCACGGCAACAGTAGCGAAAATCTCAGAGTGCGATTTAACTGCGACGATTGAGCAGCGTGGACCACAAACGGCGGATGAACTGGCTACGCTGTTTGGTACAACATCCCGCAAAGTGGCTTCAACGCTGGCAATGGCAATCTGCAAAGGACGCCTGATTCGCGTAAACCAGAACGGTAAATTTCGTTACTGCATACCGGGCGATAATTTACCAGCAGAGCCGAAAGCTGCATCGGTAACGGAAAATGATGGTAAAGCCTTTCCTCAGCCAGCAGGTGTTGCGTTACCAGTACAGGAAGCTGCAACACAGGAAGATATTAAAACAGAAACTGTGGCGGACATTGTGCAGTCGCTGCCATCGTTTACTGAAACGCGAGCTGATGATCTGATTTTGCCATCGCTGCATCTGGCAAACCGCGAACTGCGTCGGGCGAAAAATCATGTCCAGAAGTGGGAGCGAGTCTGCGCCGCGCTGCGGGAGCTGAATAAATATCGCGATATTGTCGCCCAGCTTTGCCAGGAGGAAACCAGTGAGCAACATTAATTACCAGGCACTGCGAATGGCGGCAGAAAATGCAACCCCTGGCGAATGGTGTTCTGATGATTATGGGTTAATTGCTGATGCCGGACTGAACGCAAATTACTACATAGCATCATGCTCAGGACCAGATAATCGCGCCAATAAGCGATTCATAGCAGCAGCCAATCCGGCTACCGTGCTGGCACTGCTGGATGAACGGGAAGCCCAAAGCAAACGCATTGCAGAGCTGGAGACTAATCTTGCTGCACTTTCGGCGGAGAATGCGGGGCTGAATAAATTTATCGTACAGAGTTGCTACGTGTTTGATGGCGAGCAGGATGAACTATCTGATGCCTATATCTGCGCAATAGACGGAAGGATGCCGCAAATCCCAGCCACCGACGCTTTCTTGTCGGATGTGCGGGCTGGGGCATTTAACGACCTTTGCGCGGCGTTTGTCAGGCACGCAAAAGTTGCAGGACTGGATGATGCCGATACCGTAACGCTTAAGGAAGTGACAGATGCGCTGCTGCATTGTGCAGAACAGCTTCGTATATCTGAATAATTAAATTTAGAACTGTAAATAAAATTTAATCCTTAACCGGAGGGGGTTCTGCACCCTCAGAACATCAGGATGCCGCCCGAAAGGGCGGTGGAGATAATAATGGAAATAACCAAAGAACGATTATTGGAAATAGCAAATCTTAGTGATAGGGTATTAAGTGATGAGAGAATTATTTCTCCTGATGCTTATGAATCAGTTACAAGTATAGAAATAATAACGATGGCCAGGATGCTTCTTGCTTGCTTCAAAAAAGAATATAAAAAACAGGTAGATAGCAATGCTAATATATATGATATTTTGGACAGTTGGGGAGCTTGGGCTGCAGCTGGAAATAGTTCTGTCAATTGGCGGAAAGTAGCTGATAAATATAAAAGTGTTGTACCTTATGGTAAAAAACTACGTCGTCAGTGCAGCGATGATGAGGGGCGTATGATTGATGAATGGATATTGAGGCTAGGGGAATATAAAAATGAAGAATATGAGTTAATTATATCTCATTTTGTTATGGGAATATCTTTGCGTTCTATTTCCAAAGGAAAAGGTTGTTCTGAAGGCACGATAAGGAAGAATTTGCAAACAGCACTTGGATTTATAGAAGGGATAAGTTTGTTATGATAAAAACTAGGGAGGCGAGTCACCTCCCTGGTTTTACATTTTGTTTTAGCAATATTCTAATGTTTTGTCTAATTATGATGAGGCAATGCAAAAGGAGAATTATTGTTAATATGGCTAGCCAGACACAAAAGAGACATGCGTATAGATTTGTTGATAGCCCAATAGTGAATTGTGATATTGCTGTCGTAAGTGATAACAGTATGGCAGTGTTAATAAATGATGATAAATTATCTAATGGTTTATACAAATCACCATCATTAATTTTATCAATTGGCGTGCCAGTGGCGTTACTGTAAATAGCTCTATAATCTGGAGTTGAAAAAACTTTGTCACGTAAATTTACTATGACAAAAGTGTGTAGGCTCAATAAAAATGAACCGACGGAAATAAATCCTGAGAAAAGATATCCGCGTAAATTTCTATGATAAAAATCAAAAAAAACTTCGCTAACTCTTGGAGTGTTTTTGTATAACAAAAACAGCCCCAGTAATACTAGGGCAGAAAATCCAAGCAGTATCACGTATTGATGTTTTAATTTTCTATTTATTAGCCATTCATATAAAGGCATATCTATTAGCCCCGTTTAGTATCTCATCTTTTATCATACCAAAAATAGGGTTTGTTGTATAATTGTCGCTTGTCAATCCATCTACTTTTTCGGCAATTGTATCAAAATCGTACGATTCGAAGAAAGTTGGACAATTCATAAAATCAATGACTTTTTCAAACCCAGCATGATCTACAGCTGTAACTCTTGCTTTAACTATCCCCCCCCATTTGTTTATAGATATCATACATATGTTGAGATAGCGCTTGGATTTTCGTCTTATCCCCAGCATTAAAAGTCATGTCTATAGTGGTAGTGTTTGCAAATGGTTCAAGAGCTGTCATTGGCCCACCTTTAAAATCGATATAATTAAATTTAAATATAGTTTTTTTAATTTCTTTGAATTGCCCTAAGATTTTTTTTATATCATCTTTATTCGTCATAATTTGAAATGATAGTCTGTCCTTATATTTTTTGTTTACAGCTATGATTTCTTTATGCTTTGGTTTATCCCCTAATGCTTTAACTTCTTTAGCATTTAGTTCCCTAATAAATTCATTGCTAATTGTCTGAAAGTGAGAGAACAGATTGTTCAGACTGCATGAACCACGGTGGTACATGTAAAGTCCGGTAAGATTGGATTTTTTTATTAAGAAAAAATTGAAGTTGGCAAGTTTATCATTGCCCGCAAGATCTTCGATTTTCAGCTGAAACTTTCCACCCGTAAATTGTGATTTACAGTTCTTTTTTTGGTTTCGAAAGGTTACCACCAGACCATAATAATAATCATCATTTACGTCCGATATCAGTATCCTACGAGTATAGTCGATACGGTTATGCTCCCTTGTTGATGCTCTAATAAAAGCTTCCATCACATCAGCTGTGTTAACGTTTGGGTTTGGGTTACTTATTGAAAAACCAATGCTTTTAACTCTCATTTAACAACCTTGATTGTAACAAATTAGCTAACTTTGATAGTTTATTAAAAACTTTATGCGTACGCAAAAACTATCAACCTCAGGAGGTTAGTTGCTATTCTATTTGCGAGCATTGTCAGTGAAAGAGTTGGCATGGATATACGTGATAGGTAAAATCATTGCGGGTGCTTGAGGCTATCTGCCTCAGGCATGAACACCAAAAGGCAGATAGAGAAAAGCCCCAGTTAACATTACGCGTCCTGCAAGACGCTTAACATTAATCTGAGGCCGATTTCATGCTAGACACATGTAGGTTAGCCTCTTACGTGCCGAAAGGCAAGGAGAAGCAGGCTATGAAGCAGCAAAAGGCGATGTTAATCGCCTTGATCGTCATCTGTTTAACCGTCATAGTGACGGCACTGGTAACGAGGAAAGACCTCTGCGAGGTACGAATCCGAACCGGTCAGACGGAGGTCGCTGTCTTCGTAGACTACGAATCTAGAGAGTAAGAGTGACCAGGCGAGGGATTTCTCCCTCGCCACCTCTGATGAGTCAGGCATCCTCAATGCACCCACACTTAACCCGCTTCGGCGGGTATATTTTATCTGTGAATATTTTTATAAAAATAATGCCCACGCACAGCATAAAACAAAAAGTATTACAGATAAAAAAGGAACGTAATGTGCAGATTTGTTGTTTTCCATATTTACTCACCTTAATATGATTAATCCTGATAGGGTTGTTATTTCAGCGGTTTTCAAATGAGATATTATGGTGATCTGGCAGATTTGCATAACATTAAAATTTAATTTGTTTAACCGCTTTTAATAATAAGCGTTGTTTTTATCCCAGCAATTTGTTGTTTGGTTTTTATTCCATCAATGTGGGGGCTTTACACTGGAATCAGTTTATTTATACTTTATACGTCAGCCTGAACAACTGGCATCTGCTGCACTGCGCCATCGAGAGATTGAGAAATGGCGCATATACAACTGGTCAAACAAACCTCTTCTGGTTTACTTCTCCCGGCGACGCCGGAGAGTTGCGATTTTCTGCATCAAATCAAAATAGGTGAGTGGATACACGCAGACTTTAAGCGTGTGCGTAACTACGCATTCCACAAGCGTTTTTTCAAACTCCTGCAACTGGGATTCGATTACTGGACTCCGGTCGGTGGGGCGATCACGCCTCGCGAACGAGAACTGCTGTCTGGTTTCGTGGATTACCTGTGCGAATCAGTTGGTCGGGAACACACACCAGCCCTGAGTGATGCCGCAGAGCAATATCTAAATACAGTTGCGACACGCAGAACCCGGGATACGGCATTGCTAAAGTCGTTTGAGGCTTTCCGCGAGTGGGTAACCATTCAGGCCGGATTTTACACCGAGCATCTTTATCCTGATGGTAGCCGTGGGCGTCGGGCGAAATCTATCGCGTTTGCGAATATGGACGAAACCGTGTTTCAGCAGGTTTATAAATCTGTACTGAATGTGCTGTGGAACTGGATTCTGTTCCGTAAATTTTCCTCTCCGGAACAAGTCGAAAATGTGGCCGCGCAGCTGCTGGAGTTTGCGTAATGGTGGACTTACGTAAAGCGACGCGGGGGCAGATGTGCACCGTCAGAATTCCTGGCTACTGCAATCACGATCCGGAAACGTCTGTGCTGGCGCATTACCGACTGGCGGGAACGTGCGGAACAGCGATAAAGCCACACGATATGCAGGCAGCGATTGCCTGTAGCTCGTGCCACGATTTAATCGACGGGCGGGTAAAAACCAGCGATTACACCAAAGAAGAATTACGCCTGATGCATGCAGAAGGTGTTTTTCGCACACAAGAAATCTGGAGAAAGGAGGGATATTTATGATTTACCCAACGAATACAGGAAAAAGCGGAGAACACCTTCGTCTCACCACGCTGGAAAGTGTCTGGATTCAGGGAAAACTACGTATGTGGGGGCGCTGGTCGTATATTGGCGGCGGCAGGTCAGGGAATATGTTTAACCAGTTGCTGGCATCCCAAAAAATGACAAAAACAGCCATCAATGAAGCCCTGCGCAGATTGAAAAAAGCGGGAATTGATAAACCAGAGTTGGAAGCATTTTTGCGTGAGATGATCGAAGGAAAGCAAAAAAGCTGGTTAACTCACTGCACTGATGCAGAGGCACTAAAAATTGATAGTGTTATAGGTGAAGTTCTGGCGGATCATCCAGGACTACTAAATGTCCTGAGTCAGCGTTATGTGGGGCGAGGGATGAGTAAGAGAAGGATGGCAGAGTTATTAAACGAACAGTACCCAGAGTGGGCGTTGATTACATGCCGACGTCGTGTTGAGCAGTGGTTGCGTGTTGCTGAGTTCATTTTGTATTCACCTATGAGAGAAGCGTTCGATTATGCTTAAAAAATCATTGCAAAATGAGCCACAAACTGCTTCAATTTTGGTACGCTTCGCAAAGCTGTATCGCGAGGCGAATCAAGCGCAATTGAACTTTAATAGAACCCGCCATCGAGCGGGTTTTGTTGTTTCTGCGGTGTTATATAAGAAACGACATTTAATAATCTCCTTCAAAATAAATTTGTTTATATATTGTCATGTATATTTTAAGTGAAAGTGAATTATTCACATAAAATAAAAACATATAAATAAATTTACATAACTTGACGCAAAGTGTTGTTGCGATTGGAATATTAAATCGTATCATCGAAAACGGTTCTGAGGGGGAACTCTTCTTTGCTCGGTGATATCGCTCCCCTGAAGAACCAATGCCGACTTAGCTCAGTAGGTAGAGCAACTGACTTGTAATCAGTAGGTCACCAGTTCGATTCCGGTAGTCGGCACCATATGCGGGTATCGTATAATGGCTATTACCTCAGCCTTCCAAGCTGATGATGCGGGTTCGATTCCCGCTACCCGCTCCAGCATTTGAAACAAGCCTTATTGTATTGCGGCACTGGCGTATTTTTTATTACGTGGGAGCAGGTTGTTTTGAAAAAACATTCTGTTCTCTGGCTATGATTTGAGGCCGGGTGTAGCCTCAGTGCTGATTTTTTTACGGCAGCAGAATGGTGCATTATCGGTGGAGATTTTGTATTTCCTGGCAGGGTCGGTGATGCATCATTCTGGTGTTGTAAATCGCACCATAGAGGCGCTCCTCAGTGCGAGGGTGGTTTAAAGAGTCGGTTTAGCGGGAAACCACAGTATCCATACAGCACGGAATACTTCGGGAGGCACCCGACGCCTCGGTTTAATAACAATTAAAAAATTCATCCCTTGCATTGACCAACCGCCATATCTGGCGGTTTTTTTTATTCCTTTCTCAGGACAAAAAAAGACACGAGCATCCAGGAATACTCGTGGGACAACGTCCTTTGGATAGCAATTTGCGAGAGGGTGAAAAGTAGCGCGGTCGTCGGATTAAGACCGCGGGACAAAGTCCATGAAGAATAATAAGTATTGGCCCCCTTCCGGGGACATGTTCATACTACTAAGCTTCAGAAGTGGTTTAAATCCTCAAATTAACCTTAATTTCCGATAAGTCTTATTTCATTTCTTTGCGCCACATCTGGTGCGCATCAAATAACGCCACGCAAAGGGCATCTGCGGATGCCGGTGCTTTTGACGGGGTGTTTTTTACGGGCCGCTGGTGGCCCTTTTTTATTTACAGGAGAAAAAAGTATGTCTGAACCCTTATCCGGTTCCGGCACGGCTGTGGCGCTCGGCGGGGCGACGGTATTCGGGCTGTTTACCGGAACGGATTTCGGGATTGTGTTTGGTGCGTTCGCCGGGGCGTTATTTGTGGCAACGATGCCGCAGGCGCTTTCAGCCTGGCGTGTGGCGGCGCATTTTCTGGTGTCGTTCATTATCGGCGTGCTGGGCGCAGAGGTTCTGGCATCCTGGCTGGTAAAGCATACAGAGTTTGACGGTGCACCTGTCGACGCACTGTGTGCAGTGCTGGTGTCAGTGGTGTCGGTGAAGATTCTCTCGTTCATCCACCAGCAGGATATTGCATCACTGGTGTCCGGCCTGTTCTCCCGTCTGCGGGGTGGAGGAGGCGGCAATGTTAAGTAACATTCCCGGATTGCTGAATGTAGCGTTATGCACGGTTATCGTGCTGACGCTCTTTTTTTATCGTCGCCGTGATTCCAGACATAAACCGCTGATGTCATGGCTGGCCTGGCTGCTGATGCTGCTGTATGCCTTTGCGCCCCTCAGCTATCTGTGTGGTCGCCCGTTAGCAACGGGCTGGCTGGAAGTGCTTTTTAACCTGCTGTTCTGCGTGCTGGTGATACGCGCACGCGGGAACGTCACAAAAATCTTTGTATTACGAAGGCGCTGATATGAAGTCGAAAGATGAAATTTTTGACGAAGTTCTGGGAAAAGAGGGCGGTTACGTCAATCACCCGGATGATAAAGGCGGACCGACAAAATGGGGTATTACGGAAAAAGTCGCCCGCGCTCACGGATATCAGGGCGATATGCGTGACCTGACACGCGAACAGGCGCTGGAAATCCTTGAGGCGGATTACTGGTTCGGACCACGCTTTGATCAGGTGGCCGCATTATCCTCTGATATTGCTGCAGAGTTGTGTGATACCGGTGTGAATATGGGGCCGTCCGTAGCATCGAAAATGCTCCAACGCTGGCTGAACGTTTTCAACCTGCAAGGCAAATTGTTCCCGGATATGGACGCAGACGGGCGTATCGGCCCCCGCACGATTAATGCACTACGGACTTATCTGCAAAAACGTGGCAAAGACGGCGAACTGGTGATGCTGAAGGCGCTGAATTGCACGCAGGGCGACCGCTATCTGGAGCTGGCAGAAAAACGCGAGGCCAACGAGTCGTTTGTCTACGGCTGGATGAAAGAGCGCGTAGCAGTTTAAAAACTGACGCTGAAGTGCTGAACACCCTCAACTCACGCAGGCTCTTTTCTGGGGTTACGATGAGTGAAAGTAAGGGGTACAGCATCAAGCATCAGATAGCAAAAACCCCGGCTGCTGGAACAGTCCGGGGTTTTTAGTTTTCACGTCAAAGAGGAAATTGTGAGTAGTGAGTACGGAGAAAATCCTCGTGGGAAAGTATAAAAGATTCTTTTTGAGGTTGTCCATTATGAAAGGTATTGAAGTGGAAACTCCCGCGAGCCTTGATTTGACAAGGGCTGCGGCCTTTGCAATTCGCCTTGTGGCGGTCGCTGTTCTGATTTGGGCTGTGCGTTGGTGGTGATATGAGCCGAAAACACTGGACACACAGAATGCCGCGAGCGGCGGCAAAATGGGCACTGGTAGCGATACTGGTGCCTTTTTTATTGGTGGGGTGCGTCAGCCTGGATAAGGCGCGCCAGCTTTTCGATACAGCTTCTCAGGTCTGCGAAATTGTTGATAGTGTCCGGCGGTGTATGCAGAACTGATCGCCTGTAAGAGCAGAATATTTTGCTGAAAAATGAAGGATGCGCCAGCGTCCGGAAAGCATGAAATTCTGCTGCATGTGCCAATTTTATCTTATTCATTCTAAATCTTGCCGAATCAAGATGAAATTTGAACAACTGCCCAGCGGCAAGGGGCATTAAAACAGGAGAAAATTATGTGGAAACCTACAGGTGACAAGTTAATCACCGCGTTGATTGACGGCAAGCCACAATACTTACGCATTGAAATGAGTGGTCAGCATGCTCGTTTGATTCGTGAGTAACAGGCATTACAGCAGCCCTTCAGTGTGAGGGGCTGCGATAATGTCAAAGCTCGTTATCAGCACCCGCCGCGCACCCAGCGCACTGGCCGATAGCGGGCTTTTTTATTCATAAAGCGAGTCTGTATGAGCGAGAAATTGAAGATCGTCTATCGCCCTTTACAAGAACTGTCTCCGTATGCACACAACGCCAGGACACACAGCACTGAGCAGGTGGCACAACTGGTAGAAAGCATTAAGCAATTCGGCTGGACTAATCCGGTGCTGATTGATGAAAAGGGCGAAATTATTGCTGGTCACGGTCGCGTTATGGCGGCTGAAGTGCTCAAAATGGATTCCATTCCGGTCATCGTTCTGTCTGGTTTGATGGATGATCAGAAAAAGGCGTACCGCCTGGCAGATAATCGCCTGCCGATGAATGCTGGCTGGGATGAAGATCTGTTACGGATGGAGCTGTCGGACCTAATCAATGCTGATTTTGATGTCTCCCTGACAGGCTTCAGCCCGACAGAAATTGATGAACTGTTGACGGATGTTTTGCCCGGTACAGAAAATGAGGAGGAGCCGTATACGACGAAAATTGATACACCTGTTTATGAGCCGTCAGGCGATAAACCGGATATCGGCGAACTGTACGACGATACGAAAACTCAGGAGCTGGTCAGCCGGATACGTTCGGCGTCCCTTGATCCTGATATCGAAAAATTCCTCCTGTGTGCGGCAGAACGCCACACAGTGTTTAATTTCAGCAGAATTGCGGACTATTACGCTCACGCCCCCGCTGAAATTCAGTGTTTTTTCGAGGAGTCGGCACTGGTGATCATTGATTATCAGCAGGCTATTGAAAATGGATTTGTCCGGATGACGCAGCGCATGGTGGAGATCATGCATGGTGGTGAGGAGGAGGAATATGCGTGATGATTTTTGCGCCTTTATTCTGACTCACGGGCGACCGGACAAAGTTCTGACTTACCGGACGTTGCGTCGTGCTGGCTATACCGGGAAAATTTTTATCGTTGTTGATGATGAAGATAAGACACGGCATCAGTACATGGCTGAATTTGGTGAACAGGTGCTGGTGTTTTCCAAAGCCGATATCGCCAGTCGTTTTGACGAAGCCGATAATTTCTGTGACCGCCGCTCAATTTTTTACGCCCGTAATGCCTGTTTCGACCTGGCAAAACTGGTCGGGTGTAAATACTTCATTCAGCTCGATGATGATTATCACGAGTTTCAGTTTCGGGTGGATCGCAACTATGACCAGGCCTATTTTCCGATAAGGAAACTGGATGCGATCCTTTCTGAAATGCTGGCGTATTACGAATCAATACCTGCTCTTTCCATCGCTATGTCGCAGGGCGGGGATTTTCTTGGTGACAATGGCGGCCATGCTTCATGGGTGAAACGCAAGGCAATGAACAGCTTTATCTGTTCGGTCGAGCGACCGTTCTCATTCATGGGGCGCATTAACGAGGATGTGAATACGTACACGAATCTCGGTCGCCGTGGTGAATTGTTTATGACGATCGGTGCTGTCCAGTTAGGGCAGAAACAGACGCAGAAAAACAGCGGCGGAATGACCGAGCTGTATCTGGATTCCGGAACCTACGTTAAAAGTTTTTACTCCGTCATGTATGCGCCGTCGTGCGTAAAAATCTCACTGATGGGTGCCAGCCATAAACGCATTCACCATCAGGTCACCTGGAACAACGCTGCAGTAAAAATCCTTCACGAAAAATACAGGAAGAAGACACCCTGCATATCAATGGGGGTGACAAATGATTCCGTATTCGAAAGTCGAGTCTCTGGCAGCGTGCCGGATGACTGCACAACAAATAGCTGACGTTCTGGATGTTGATCTGAACCGACTGAAAGAAAATCGGGAAGCAATGACAAATTTTTATGCGTCCATCCGTAAGGGCAGAGCGAAAGGTGAAGCCGAGCTACGGGCGGCATTGTTTAAGCTTGCCAGAAAAGGGGATGCCTTTGCCCTGCGCGAACTACTCAGGGTGGATAAAAATCAGGACTAACTGATGAGCAGACCGGACTGGGGGGCGTTGCAGCAGGAGTATATTGCTGAATACACCCGCTCCGGTATATCTCCGGTGGCATGGTGTGAAGCAAGGGGACTGAATTACGCAACAGCCCGTCGTTACATCAAAAAACCTCCGAAAAATGCGCAGACAGAAATGCGCAAAACTGCGCAAAAAAGTGCGCAGAAAAAATCTGCGCAGACTGCGCAAAAGCGGAACGGAAAATCTCAGATAAAAAAGTCAGTATCCGATGCGTGCCTGAATGAGGGCGACGCAGAGGAAATTTCATTCTGTCCCGATGAATTCGGCATTTCTGACCAGCAGGCTAAGTTTGCGATGCTGGTTGCTCAGGGGAAAAAGCCGACAGAGGCATACCGACTGGCTGGTTATGAGGGGCAAGGTGCGACAGCTAACAGCAACGCCAGCCGTATGCTTAGAAATGCCAGGGTTTATCGTGCCATTAGCTACTTCCGCAATCAGTACCAGAAACGCTATACCGCAGACCTGGATTTACTGGTGAGCCAGTTGATGGCTATTGTCCAGGCCGACCCCAATCAGTTGGCACAATTTCGCCGTGTTAACTGCCGTTATTGCTGGGGCGAGAATCATCTCTACCAGTGGCGTGATATTGCAGAATTCGATAAGGCAGCGGCACAGGCCTCCAGAGATGGCAAACCCGAGCCGGAATATGGAGGCCTCGGCTTTGTTGATAACGCCATACCCAATCCGGACTGCCCGAAGTGCTGCGGTGAGGGAACGGGGCAGCTTTATATGGCTGATACCACTCTGCTTGATGGGGAGGCGCGGCAATTATATGCAGGGGCAAAGCTCGGGAAATTTGGTGTTGAGATCCTGCTGGAGGATAAGGCTGCCGCCCGGCGCGAACTTATCAAGCTGATAATGGCGACGAAAGGAAGTTCTGCTGGTGGTGCAACTGACAGTCGCAATGATCTGGAGCTTGAAGGACTGAGGCTTCGCAACGAAAAGCTGCGCACTGAGATTGAAAACCTCAAAAAAGGCGTGGGTGGTGAGAATAACGAAATAATTATCCACAACTCTCTGCCGATGCCGGGAGTGGATAATGTCGATTGAAATCTATCTCCCAAAACCTCATGAGGGGCAAATAGCTGCATGGACGGCGGCAATAGAAGAACGCTTCCACGCGGTATGCTGTGGTCGTCGCTGGGGTAAAACGGTGATGCTGGTGAACATCGCTACCAGTTTCGCTACGCGGAAATTTGCCGTTCCTACCACCGGGCAACTTATCGCGGGTAGGGTGGGGATTTTTACCGCGCAATACCGCCAGTACCAGGAAATCTGGGATGAAATTAGCGCCGTTCTGCAACCGCTGATCCTCAGTCAGTCAAAAAATGAAAAGCGCATCATTCTCCGCAATGGGGGGCGCATCGACTTTTGGGTAACGGACAATAACAAACTGGCCGGGCGTGGGCGTAAATATCACGCTGTGCTGATTGATGAGGCCGCATTCACTAAATCGCCGGAAATGCTCGAGGAAATCTGGCCCCGAGCGATACGCCCGACGCTTGTCGATTACCGTGGCTGTGCGTGGGTATTTTCCACACCAAACGGTATCGACGAGAGCAATTTTTTCTACGCGATATGCCACGATGAATCCCTGGGATTTGTTATGCACCATGCGCCAACTTCATCGAATCCGTATATTCCGAAAGAAGAACTGGAGGAAACGGAGAAGAAATCCGATCCGCGCGTCTGGCAGCAGGAATATCTTGCAGAGTTCGTAGACTGGTCCAAAGACGCGTTACTCGATGTCGATAAGCTGCTGGTGGACGGTCAACCAATTGAGATGCCGCCGTACTGCGACATGATTTTCGCAGTGATGGATACGGCGCTGAAAGGCGGGACCGAAAATGATGGTACTGGCGTGGTGTATTTCGCTTATGAGTCAACGTATTCGGACGAGCCAAAACTGACGATTATTGACTGGGATGTGACGCAAATTAAAGCGTCATTGCTTCCTGAATATATCCCCGGCGTTTATGACAACCTCGAGCGCCTCGCGAAATTATGCCGTCCGCGTCTGGGCAGCCAGGGAATTTTTATGGAAGACGCCGCGATGGGGGCAATCCTCAACCAGAAGGCGGAAACCGAAGGCTGGGATATGACGCCGATTAAATCGGCACTGACCAGCAAAGGTAAAGACGAACGGGCGGTGATGGCATCCAGCTACCACTATCAGGGGATGTGCAAAATCGTCCGGGAGGCTTACGACAAGACCGTTTCATTCAAACGTACCACCGCAAACCACCTCATTAAACAAATCGCCGGGTTCCACCTGGCAGACAAAGACGCGCATAAACGTGCTGATGACCTTTTCGATTGTTATACCTATGGATTGATTATCGCGCACGGTAATTACGCGGCGTTGTAAAAAATCAGGATATTTTTGATGGCAGAGATCGAGATTACTGGCGGCCTCGGTTCAGCACTGATGCATATTCTTGAGGCTGAAGAAATTCAGCCGGGAACCGACATTGGCTATGAATTGTGTAAGCAGCTGTGGCAATTCCATCCTCTGGGCGGAAAACTTGTCGAAAAACCCATACTGATGGCGATGTGTAAGCCGCGCCAGTATAACGTGGAGACAGACCCTGACGAGAGGGTTGTGAGGCGTTTTCAGGAGGTATGGGAACGCATGAAGGTCAACGAGAAGATTAAAAATCTGTTTTTTCTGTCTCGTTGCTACGGTGCTGCAGCGATCGGCGTGGGCACCGACAGCGTTCCATGTCGTGAACCGCTTCCGACGTTCGGACTGACAGAAGATGACGTGTATATCAACGCGTGGGACCCGTTGAACGCTTCCGGTTCGATGGTGACTGACCAGAACCCCAACAGCCCGTTTTTCCAGGAAGCCAATAAAAAACTGAAGATTGGTGGGAAAGACTGGCATCCGTCACGCACACTGAAAATCTTCAACGGCACACCGATTTATCTGGAGTTTCAGAGTTCATCGTTCGGATTCACCGGACGAAGTGTGTTTCAGCGCGTTCTTTATTCCCTGAAATCCTATATCAACACGATGGAGGCGAATGATCTCGTCAGCCAGAAGGCGGGCGTACTGGTAGCTAAAGTTGTGCAGTACGGTTCGAAACTTGACGGGATCATGGCTGCCGCCACGGGACGAAAAAGGGAAAACGTCAAAGAGGCAAAAAATAAAGGTGTGCTTAGTATCGGGAAGGATGAGGACGTTACCTCGCTAAATCTACAAAACATCGATGGTGCGCTAAACGCTGCACGCGACAATATTATTTCCGATATTGCGTCAGGGAGTGACGTTCCGGCGATCCTCATCAAAGAGGAAGCCTTTTCGAATGGTTTCGGTGAGGGGACCGAAGATTCGAAAGCCATCAGCCAGTATATCGATGGTGTACGCCAGCAGATTGAACCCGTGATGGATTATTTCGAACGCCTGGTGCAGTACATCGCCTGGAACGAGGAATTTTATCAGTCGCTGAAAAATGATTACCCGGACATCATAACTGATGACTATAAAACCACGTTTTACCAGTGGCGACGTGAATTTACCGCGACATGGCAGGAGCTGGTGGAGGAGTCGCCGGACAAACGCCGGGAAAGCGACAGTAAAGTGATTCAACAGGCGATAGCACTTTTCTCTGCCGTGTCGCCACAGGTTGATCCTGAAAACCGTGCCGCCGTCACTGAATGGCTGGCAAGCCTTGTTAATGCCACGCAAACCTATGGCGAAGCTCCACTCATCATTGATGTGGACGCGCTGGCGAATTATGAACCACCGAAGCAGGAGACGCCTGATGGCAATTTCCAGCCGGGCGGTGAGGAAGAAGAAACGGATCAGGACGCTATATGAGGTTCTGACGGATGCCGTTAACTACTACGTAAATCACGGGTGGGATAGCGAAAAATCATTGCTCGAATGGTGCCGGAAACTCCGTGTAGCCGCTCAGCGAGAAACCCCTGATGATACCGTAGCCAGAAAACACCTCACCGCTATCTACAGCCGTCTTGTCATCGACGGCGGGGCATTACGGGATCAGCCTCCTGACGGCCCTAAAAAAATCACTGTTGAAAAACTGAAACCTGAGTTTCGCAAGGAACTCGACAGGCGAATTTTCGCCAGTGCCAACCTGATAAAACTCAACCGCGAACAGGCTATCGAGAAAACTATACAGCGTTTTCAGGGATGGGTTACGTCCATTCCGCCTGACGGGGTGAGCGAAATTGATCGCCGGGAAGTGAAGTCCGGTTTTCAGAAGTCCGTGAAGGATATGGATTTTATCAGTCGCCGGGTGGCAATTGACCAGGGACATAAGCTGGCGAGCAACGTTAAGTATCTGCTGGCTGTTCAGAGTGGTGCGATTGCTCTGCGCTGGCATTCTAACTGGCGGCGTCCGGGCTACAAATACCGACAGGACCACAAAGAGCGCGACGAGAAAATTTATCTCCTCCGCGATTCGTGGGCGCTGGAGCAGGGGCTGATTAAGCCCGTATATGGTTTTTATGACGAAATCACTGCTGCCGGGGAGGAGGTTTATTGCAGTTGCGATGCACTGCCGATCTACGCCCCTCAGAAACTACCCGACGAATTTTTAACGGAGAAGGGCAAACGTGAGTTTAACCGAGCTTGAAGTGGCAGAACGCATCAGGGACGGAACCGTACCGTCTCCGGTGAAATTCTCCAACATGTGGTTGGTGAATTTGCGCATAACCGGAACCGGGCTTGCCTATCGCGCCGGGCTGAAAGAGCACGTCTGGCGTGATCCAAAGCTCTATCTGAACGAGGAGTTTTTAAGGCGATGCAATGGCCTTCCGGTTATCACAAACCATCCTGACGACGCAGTTCTGACGGAGGAGGATTTTAAATCGCGGATCGTCGGTAGCGTCATGCTGCCGTATATCCGGGGTGATGAGGTATGGGCGGTGTGCCGCGTTTACCTCCAGAGCATTGTTGAAGAAATCACTGAGGGGGATGTTTCGACAAGTCCGTCGGTGGTGTTCAACAGCACATCAGGAAATGTGGAAGTACAGGAAGGTGACACCAATTTTTTAATCGAGGGCGTTCCTTTCCTGGTTGATCACATCGCCCTGGTGACGAAAGCCCACGGCTCGCTGGGCGTGTGGGATAAAGACCGGATCCCCGCAGGGGTTGAAGTGACAAACACAGGTGAAATCGAGATGGAAAAAGAAGAACTCCAGGCCCTGTTACAGGGGGTTGTGAGCGATGCCCTGCAAGGCATTAATCAGAAAATCGATGGTGTCGTTACGCGCATGGACTCACTGGAACAGCGGGACAAAGCGCGGGCGGATGCCGAAGAACAGGCGAAAAAAGAGGCCGAAGAAAAGGCCAAAGCCGATGAAGCCGCAGAGGAACAGCGTAAAGCTGATGAAGCTGCGGCAAAGGAGGCGGAAGAAAAAGCCAAAGCTGACGAGGCAGCAGCTAAAGATGCTGAGGAGAAAGCAAAGGCTGATTCCGAAGCAGAAGAACAGCGTAAGGCCGACGAGGAGGCAGAAAAAGAACGCAATGATTCTGCCCTGGCAGAAGCGCAGGCAAAAGCCGACTCCGCATTCAGTGCCTGCGGTAAAAACGCGCCAGCACCGTTTTCTGGTGAAAATGCGCTGGACTACCGCAAGCGTGCGCTAATCGCTATGCAGAAACACTCTCCGGCACATAAGGACGTCAATATTCGCGCGATTGCGGATTCTGCAACGCTGGCTGTGCTTGAGGACGCAATTTTCAGTGCCGCCCGTCAGTCCATCGAAAAAGAAATGATGAGTACCCAGGGGCAACTGCATAAACGTATCCGCAACGATGAAGCCGGGCGTCGCATTACTGAATATCAGGGCGATCCGAACGTCTGGCTGAGTGCCTTCAAAATTCCGGGGCGTCGTCTGGCAAAAATTAACACTCAAGGGAGCCTGAACAATGGCTGATATTAACTTTCATCCGTTTAAAAACCGTGGAGCATTTGGTGGCCTTTTTAACGTCGAATCCCGTGGGCTGATGCAGGGGGATGCGCAGGATGATCCGGCAATTCGTCTGCAACTTTGCTCCGGTCGACTGGACAGCAAAATCACTGAACCGGTATGGGGTGGCGTTGGAGTTATGGAGTGCATTGCTCCCGCGAAAGACAGCGTTAACGGCGCGGTAATTAAACAAGCCACGAAGGACGCCTGTAACGCCTTTACTGTCTTTAATCAGGCATTTCATGGCATTACCACGCCGGATAATCCGGTGCCGTTATATCTCGCGGGTGGCTTTGTTCACTATTACCGCGTTGGCTCAGGTGCCCGCATTCCTCTCCCTGTCAGTGCAGAAGTTGTTGCGCTGGCTGATGGAAATAACACCGTTGCTGCCAGTGGTTTTGTGTGGGATCTGACGAAAAACATGGTTGATGTTTATTCGGGATCACCCGGAGCTAATCCGAAAGTGGATATTAAGTTGCTGATGGTTTCAGTTGACGGAAACCTGACGGTGAAAAAAGAGGATGGTGGTAACGTTGTCTGGGAAATCGGCAAACCGTGCGGCCTGTTTTTAATTTAAGGGGATATTAATTAATGAGCGCATTTACTCCTGCGACTACTATTGTGTCGCCGTCAATGGTGCTGCCGGAAATGATCGTGCAACAGAGCATGGCTTCCGGGGCGTTTGAAGTCCTGGCTGGTGGTGCTCCGGCAGTAAAAATCAGTTCCAGTGATTTGATGGTCTATCAGAAATATCTGCGCATGACCTCGCAGGCGCAGGTCAGCCAGTCTCTGCCGGGCCAGTTACCGTCTTCCAGTATCTCTGGTGGCTATGACGGGATGATGACTTACCGAATTTCTTCCCGCTCGCAATACAGCTATCTCGATACTGATGCAGCAGATCGCTGGGGCTATTCTCTGATTGAAGGCCTGCGCCTGGCTAACCGCCAGGGACACGCTCAAATGTTGCGTAATATGCTGCTGTACGGTGTTGAAGCGAAGAATAACGAAGGGATCACCAACTCCCCGAATGCAGTGACACTGAATCTGGGCAACGACAGCAAAGGTAACGATTCATACACCACCTGGGATTCCGGCGAGATGGCTAAATTTATGCTTGGCCTGATTGCTGACCAGAAAACCCGCATGTTGCTGCTGGGGCAGCCATTAACGACTGTTATTCTGAGCCCACAGCGATTCATGAAGGCGCTGGAGTGGACAGGAATTGTTGAGCTGACCAGTTATCAGCGTCCTGGTGGTGGTACCGGAACGGTGGGAACGATGGTTAAAGATGTCGCCGATAAGGCGACAGGCGACGACATCATTTTCTGCCAGGACGACACGCTGATCGGTAAAGGCGCTGGTGGTAATGACCTGATCATCGTTACGAACCCGACGATTGAGGTTCCGGAAGCGCGTCATACCATTAACACCAATATTTTCTCCACGCTGGTTCCTAACCAGCAGGCCGTCAACGTGATGTTCTGTGATATGGCAGCGCCGACGGAAATACCATCCCCTATGCCGGATGGTGGCCTGACCACGTTGTATACCATGCGCGCGACGCCGGGCTGGAACTTCCGCCCTGAGGGGATCACCCTGTTGTCTGCCAAATACGCATAAACGTTCAACCTGATAACGCGGGGAGCTAAATGCTCCCCTTTTTTGTGGGAAAAATTTATGAAGCTCTACATCGCTAACTGCTCACGTCAGCCGCACACGTTCAACTACAAACTCCCCGAAAAAACGCAGTCGTTCGGTGTGACAATTCCGTCCGGACGTCAGCATATGATCGAAAATCAGTCCGATATTATCGACCACATCATCCGACAGCATGAGCCTTACGGATTCCAGCGTTGTGACAAGGTGGACAAGAATTTTTCCGGTATCTGCTATTCCATCGATAAGCCTGTGAGCGTTGGTCGCATTGAGGATTGCGCGGAGCAGAAAACGGAAAATCTGGAATCCATGTCAGAGGAAATTCTCGCGGCCAGCGCCGTATCGCTGAATAACGCAGTGGATCAGGCAGTGATTCAGAGCGGCGAAAAACCTCAACCGGGCGGTATTGAGATGGAAATCACCGGGGAAGCGGTTAACACCGAACAGGAAAATCCGCCCAGCACAAAGCGAAATATTAAGGTTAAAAAATAATGACCCTGCGTCCGTCACTGGAGGGGTTTATTCGCTTTGTTCGTGACGACATGAAAGTACCGGTTCACGCTATTGCTGACGATGATCCGACGCTGGAATGTTGCTTTCAGTCTGCGATGGAGCTAATCCCTCACGATCAGGGGCTGGAGCGTTTACCCATCATCTATGTGCGAACGGTTTATAACGCTGCCGCCTCATTTCTCCTGAATTTCGCTCCCGGCTCGTGGTTTGCCGACCTGAGAAAAAAACTCAACCTTGGGAAACTGGCTACTGGGCTTGTCAGTGCGGCAGCAGACCAGGGGACATCGGGTTCGATCACCATCAGCGATGCGCTGAGTAATCTGTCTTTGCTGGATTTGCAGATGTTACAGGATCCGTATGGACGACAGGTTGTTGCGGTGCTGATGCAGATGGGCACGGTATGGGGTTACACGCCATGAAACTTTGTTTTGGGGTTATCGACCAGCCGTATGACTACGGCGACGAGCCGGGAAAAACCACGTTTGACGTAGCCTGTGACCTCGAGGAGCGATACGAAATTTTTACGCACTTCTGGGAAATGCATAAGGACGAGATTATCCAGGAGGCAGGTACTGAACTGGCGTACCAGTTGGTCAATCACTTCAAGTATAAGGCTCCGCTACCTGGCGAGCATTTTCTGGAAGGGACCGGGAAGATTTTCCATATTTTTCTTGAAACTGAAGAAATGGCCGGGATGACGATTAACGGAAACCCTGTGCCAACTCAGGCCGCGCTACTGGGCGTTAACTCCAGGCTTAAGGACAAATATACCGGAGAGCGGCGTCCGTCATTCATAGACGGCGGCCTGTTTAAGGGCAGCTTTATAGCGTGGATAGATAATAATGCCGAGTCTTGAGGAATTAGCCGAACAGCACAGTTCGCAGCTCTCGTCCGTTCTTAAATCCGCAGTTGAAACCATCTCGTCAGACCAGGAAATCACGTTCAGGCTCTATGTCCGGCAGGTTCTGCCGCTGGATGGCTTTGTCTATTGGGTTAATGCGGAAATCATCAGTTGCGATGAACTGTGTCGCCTGAATATTGAGTCACCAACTCGTCTGAAAATCAAAGGCAGCCTGCATCGTCAGGTTATTGCGATTCAGGACGAGTCTGTCTCGAAGGATGTGAACAACATTATTTTCACGCCTGTTCAGCAGGTTGATGATTTTAATGTGGAAAATCCCGATGCGATCTATCTCGGTGAGTACGGAGGCGTCCAGTTCGCTTTTTCACGAATGGAGAGCCGTTATCAGCAGTCGGGTATTTTTCATTATCGCGGCATGGCGATTTTACCAACCATGCGTTCTCAGATTATCGACTGCGAGAAGGATATCAGCGACGAGCAGATCATCTCCAACAGCATCCCGATCTGGCTGCAAATGAAAGATGCCGCGACCGTGTATCCGTCTTACCTGGTACCGCAGAACCTTCGCCCTCCGTATATCGCGGTGGATGTTCGCAACAGTATTCCGTTGCAGGTGGCTCCCGTTGTTTTCGGCGGTGAGCGGTTCCAGCTAGTCCAGGATTCGGTTCGCCTGACGCTTTACGGATTCAGCAACAAAATGGCGCTGGATCTTGTCGACTCGGTGGTGAACAGGGCGCTGGAGGAGGAAAAGTTTGGTGTAACCAATATTCCGGTGGTTCAGGACGCAAAGTCGGGACAGGTTGAAATCAACGCTCTGGCGAAGAAAAAGATTGTCGATTTTGACGTGAATTACTACCAGAGCACCGCCCGGGAAATGTCCCGGCAGTTGATTGAAAAAGTTATTTGTAAATATGAGGTTAAATAATGGGATTTAATATCGTCACGGTGAATGTGTCCCAGACCATCGGGGCCATTCCCTCGAATTTGCAGCAGATGTCTGCGGTTCTCTCGTTTGGTTCCACGACTCATGAGCTGGGAAAACCTGTATTACTCACCCGTAATCAGGATATTAACGAACTGGTTAAAAATCCGATTGCTGGCTTGTCGGCGGCTGCCGCAGGAAGATCTGCGGCAAGCGTCACCGTTACGATGACGCTTCCGGAAGGGAGCAACATCCGACGCGAAAACAGTTCTGAGGTGAAAATTGTTGTTTCCGGGTGTTCGCCCGACGCGTGGAATGGCGAATATACTGCTACCGTCACGGATGAAAAAACACTGACCTGGACTATTACTGATTCTCAGCTTTCCGGTTCTCCAGTGACGCTGGGGCAGTTTTCCATTGCTGGCAGTGAAAATCTGGTGACGGCAGTAAACACGTTTTTTGCCCAGGGAAATTCAGTGGGGATTTACCTGCTGGAGCTGGGAGTACAGAAAGGCGGAGTCAGTAAGGAAATCGCTGCGCTGAAATCTTATATGGAAGATCCGCTCCAGCGTTTTTACGCTTATCTGGTACCGCAGACGTGGGATGGCGACGCGGAGTTTATCAGTCTGGCAAAACTCCACACCGCCAACGAAGCGATGCAGTATTTCTTCGTGCTGACGAAAACGCCGGATGACACGAATTACGTTTCGCCTTATGCCGGTATTAAGTCAGTTATTGCAACGGCGGATGATACGTACCCGGCGACAAACGCGGCAGCAGCCGTAATGTGGAACTATGTTTCCGCATCACCTTCAGAAATCAACAAGGTGCCGCCGATGGCATTTCGCTATCTACAGGCGGTAAACGCCCACAAGGGCAAAAATTCCATTCTGGCTACGATGACGAAGCAGAATATTAACTACGTCGAAACGGGGGCTGAGGGCGGAATCTCCAACACGATTCTGGTGAAAGGCGTTACCAGTGACGGTAACGATATGACGTACTGGTATTCCGTGGACTGGGTGCAGATTAATGTCGATATGCAGCTCGCCAACACGGTTATCAACGGCAGCAATAACCCAATTAACCCGCTTTACTACAACCAGGACGGGATCGACCGTCTACAGCAGGTCGCACAGGCGGTGTTCAATACGGGCGTATCTTACGGCCTGGTCAACGGTCAGCCTGTCGTCGATGCAGTGCCTTTCCGTCAGTATATCAACACTAATCCGAATGATTACGGTATCGGGCGTTATGCAGGCCTTTCGGCCTCCTATACGCCGATGCGCGGATTTGTCGAAATCATTTTTAACATCAATGTGACAATGCAGCTTTCGTGAGGGACTGAACCGTGCCTAATCCAATGATCCCCGTTGGCACCCTTAACCGGGTTCGCGCCAGCGTTAAATTCACCTCTCATTCCGAACTGAATGTGTCCGCCTCATTTCTGGCAAAAGAAGGCGTCGAATTGTCCTTTCAGGGCAATATCACGGAGTTTTTACCCGCTATGACGGGAGCCGTGCAGTCGCCGCAGCCATACATGATTTTACAGGCGCGTGTTCATCTGCTGCGTAGCCAGGCGCTGGGAAAACAATTCAAGGCGCAATGGGAAAAAAACGCCACGATCGGCGACGCAAAAGTGTATAGCGACAGCACGGTGTTCGGTGACTTCGATATCTATAACACAGCGATTACCAACGTGCAGGATATGACCTTCGCCGGGGGGGAGCCGGGTGTGGCCATCACCATTACCGGTACGTATTACATCAATTCTGAAATGTGGGATCTGGTATGAAAATCTCCCGAAATCTGAATCTGATTATTCCTGTCCGGACAGAAAAGGGTAATGGCTGGATCCATGCCACGCCGATCAGCAAAGAGGTGTTTAAAGAGCATTTCTTCATCCTGAGTAAAACCTTTTCTGCCATTTTTTCTGAAGGTCTTGGCGTCGTTGCGGGTCCGCGTATCGCCTGCCTTATGCTGGAACGGATCTCCTCAGATATGAACATCTGGGATGGCGAAAAGGGCGTTCGTAATACGCTCGTGAATGAAATCATTCGCCTTGCGAATCTGGTTTACCCAGTCGAAGGGAAAGGTTATGACACGCTCCCGCTTGATATGGCGCTGGAGCGCGGCATCGTTGAATTTGATGATGTGGCAGGTGAACTCGTTTTTTTTACATGCGTCTCGTCGATAAACACACCGGAGCAGACGGAGCAGATGATGCTGGCAGTCAGTGGAATGTGGAACAGTCGCACTTCATCCTTGAGTCTTACGGAATGGATTGCTTCATTGCCGACATTGAAGCCTGTCGCCAGTTCTGGCGCGACGGCGAGCACGTTATCAGCGACATCCTCGACTACTCAGCCGGAGACGGATTCAGCGACATCTGGGCAAATTCCGGTCTGAATGTAAAAACAGCAGCTCAGTTTCGTGAGCTGCGTAAATGCACGACGCCGGGAGGTGTATTGAATGTCAGGTAATCAGATGCCAGTTCTGACACTGGACGTTAATGAAGAACATCTTAAGCGACTTGAGGCGATATTTGAAAAGTATCGCAACGGGCTGATGATTGGCCCTGCCGGTACGCCGCTTAAAATACCTTCAAATACAGGTCCGGCAGGTGGCGCCCGGCAGACAACCACAGGCGGAGAAGCCAATCAGGCTCCCAGGAAACCATCTTCACCCGAGCCAGTTTCGGCTGCTTCCACTGATGGACGTTTAAGGGATGAAAAAGGGCGCTTTGTTGGAAGCGGGAAAACACCTGATTCGCTGGTGAGCAACTATAAAGGTCGCGGCGAAACGATGTTTGATAAGTACCTCAACGGGCTGGGTAAAAACGCTCAGGGAACGCTGAAAACTTACAAACAGATCAATTCAACGCTTAAAACGACTAATTCCCGGTTAAAAAGCCTGTTTAAAACCACGGTTTCGTGGGGGGCGAAAATAGCTGCAATAGGGGTTGCGGGGCCGTTTGGCTACGGCTATATGGCGAGTAAAGTCGCAGCACAGTATAGCGTGGCTCAGGGGTTAGGGATGGAAACCGCCCAAATGCAGGCCGCACGTGCCACCTATTCACCATATTTTTCTGGCACAGAAGAACTGGTTCAGCATCTGGCGAACGCACAGAAAAATCCAAACGATCCAAACTATGCTGGTCTGGTTAGTCTTGGAATTGATCCGCGAGATGGTGCAGCAAAGAATCTGCCCAAACTTATGAGTGCGCTTGCATCTCTAGTTAAGCAATATAAAGGTTCAGGACTTACTCAGGGGATTCTCAACGGACAAGGACTTGGATTTGTTGATGTCGCGACAACTAACCAGGTGGAAGCGAATCTGGACAAGATCCCCCAACTGAATGAGAAATTTGCAGCAAATACCCGGTTACTCGGCGCTTACCTCACGCCAGCTATGCAGTCAGGTTATCAGGACACGGTGAGTAACCTGATGGTAAATGGAAACAGAATATCAAATTCCTGGTATGCAGCTCTTGCCAGATATAACCCATTAATCAGAGGTGCATCTGATGGGCTGACATCCAATATTGAAGGTTTTCTGAATGGTGGAAATTTTAAACAAATTCTCACTGAGGCTGGAGAAGGGCTGGAGAAACTTGGTAAGTGGCTAAATAGTGAACAGTTTAAAAATGATCTTGATGATTTTTCTCTGGCGGTGAGCCGTATTGCAAAAGCAATATGGTCAGCTATCAAATGGATCGGCGGGGAAGATAAATATCTCCCCGGAACCGGAGTTGGTGCTGAACAGGCAGATCCAGTTCTTGTGGCATTTGGGGATAAATATCTCGGCGGTGCGTTGCCGGGAGCAAACCCGATGACAAATCAGTATACGGGTGAGTTTTATAAACAGGATGATGTATATAAAAATTACCGTATGCCTAATGATTTAAAGAGAAATATTCAGAACTTTGTAGAGCAAGCCAATAATACTTATCGACTTCCTAAAAATATGATGTCTGCAATTGCAGAAGCCGAATCATCGTGGAATCCCCTAGCGAAAGGAAGCCCCGATGAAAATGGCAATTATGCTAAGGGGTTGTGGCAATTCTGGGATAGCACCGCAAAACAGTATGGTCTGGTGGGAGATGATGTTTATGATCCAAATAAATCCACTCTTGCGGCTGGCCGCTTTTTAAATGATCTGAATCGGCGTTATAAAGGCGATGTGGCAAAAATGCTTACGGCATATAACGGAGGTCGTATTGATAGAGATGGAAATCTAAGTTTGAGAATGGAGACTGTAAAATATTTAATTAAATTATTGCCTCAGATACAGGGAGCCTTGGATCAACACCCTGGTATTATGAATCAGCTAAGAAATGCCAAAGATAACCTTCAGGGTGCTGGCAAAAATGCCCGCGCAATAATTGAGCTTCAGGTGCGACAATCGCCAGGTTCCGACATACTGGCACAACTCGCCGGAACGCAACAAATACCGGGGTAAAAGATGTCACTTAATTACTTTGGACAAGCTTTCAAACTGGCGTTTGAAGTATCGCCCATTCTTTTAGTTGATGGCATAGCGTCGAAAATTCCTGGCGGGGTGATGCCGATTGCTGTTCTGACCGAAGGACTAAGCATCGCGAACGGTCTGCTGCATGGAGAGATTCGTACACGTTCGATGGCGGCATTCACGCCAATGGCGGGGACAACGTTAGTCCAGCAGGATATTTGCAACCTGAATTTCTATAACCAGGTAACGGCAGCGAATGCGACCGTCAGGAAGCCTAACCGGGTAGTCATGCAGATGATCCGTCCGGCATCTACGGAGGACGGTGGCTACACCACGAAGGGAATGACGTTCACGGCGCTGAAAATGGCGCTTGATATGCATAACCATTATGGCGGTTGCTACACCGTTCTGACTCCCTCGTTTATCTACACGCGCTGCCTGATGCGGTCGTTTATCGATACATCCGGTTTCTCTGAGCAGAACAAGCAAGTGCAGCACACCTGGCAGATTGAGTTTGAGCAACCATTGTCGTCTGTCGAACAAACAGTAAAGACGCTGGCGAGCGTTCTGGATAAATTTGATAAAGGGATGCCGTCAGACGGGCCGCTATCGTGGTCAGGTATTAAGAACCAGGTCGTGCAGGAGTTTGGTATTGGCTTATGACAACGTTAATTCCTTTTAAACCAGACGGGCGAGGTCCGTTTCAGTTCACGGCCAGAATCGGAGAATATGAAGCATTCGCCCGCGTTCCGTTTAATCTGTACGCAAACCGTTACTATCTGGAACTGAAAGACAGTTCTGGCAAGGTCATTGTATATACGCCTCTGATTGCTTCCCCTGATGGTTACGATATTAATCTGGCGCTGCCTTGCTCGCCGGGGAAACTCATTTTTCGCGAAAGTACGAATCAGTTTGAGGTTTCGTAATGCGTTATTACCGACTGGAAATCATTAACCCTAAAACAGGCAAGCCGCCAGTGGATAGCAACGGAAATACCATTGGTCCGTTTGATACCAGCAGAACGCCGGGATGCGGGCTACATGTTGAATTTGATGTGGAGGTGGCTGGGCTTGATGTAGTGAATTCAGGAACGATGCTCACAATATACGGTTTGCCTATCGACATGCTGAAGCAAAGCGTGAGTTTGCAGGGGTGTCTGGTCCGTATGAAAGCGGGCTTTGTTGAGGGATTGCCTTTGGCAAATCCACAGCAACAGGGTGAGGTAATTTATGGCGAAATTTATCTGGCCTATGCCAACTGGATCGGCACGAACCAGACCTTAAACCTGGTAATAAATCCAACCGTACGCAAAACAGATGATGGTAAACCGTTCTCTATCGAGGGAGAGGGGCTTAAAGGGGAAAAGGTTAGTGATGTAATCTCCCGTGCGTTGCAAAAGGCATTTCCGAATAAATTGATCGACTGCACAGTCAGTGACAGTCTGGTTTTACCAGAGCCGTGGAAGGGAACCTACGACAATATTGGGTCGTTGGCGATGGTAGTCCGTAGTGCTTCAATCGCAATGATGCGTAATGAAAGGTATAGCGGAGTCGCTATCAGTATTCTTTCCGACAGGATACGAATCTACGATAACGTATCGGCAAATTGGGGTGAGCCAAAAACAATTCATGCCCATGAACTGGTCGGGCAGCCGACATGGATAGCGCCGTTTACCGTCAGTTTCAAATGCCCCATGAGGGGCGACATAAGATGTGGTGATGTGATCAAATTGCCAGAGGGGCTTTATTCTGGCTCTGCGTCGATCGTGATGGCTAATACAACGGCACCCAGCGTTATCGCAAAAAATTCGACCACGTTTACCGGGAAATTTCTTGTGAAATCAGTCAGACACATTGGTTCGTATCTGACAGCCGATGGCGATGCCTGGGTGACGGTATTCGAGGCATATGCTGAGAACTGGGCGAGGGTGTAATGTCAAACGCTCAAAAAATACCGTTTCTCCGAACGCTGTCAGAGATAATGACCAGTTCTGGTAACCAGCAAGCCGAGCTTAAAGGCCGTGAATTGCCCTGCCATGTTGTCGATGTCAGCGGGCAGATAGTGACAGTTCAGTTTGATATGCTGCCGGAGGGGATCAACTTTCCGCAGATAACAATCCCTGTCGCCACATTCCCGTATATTCGTTACCCGATACAGCCGGGCGATCGAGGAGTAACAATTGCCGCTGATGTATCACTGCGCGGTGTGTCTGGATTGGGAACCGGTATGGCGACGCTCTCTTACTCGATGTCGCTCACTCCACTGTTTTTCGTGCCACTGGCAAACAAGGACTGGTCCGACGAAGATCCGCAAAAAATAGTTTTGTACGGTCCGGATGGCGCGATCCTCAAAACAGAGGACGGCAGTAGCTCGGTAACGGTGGCACCGGAAGAAATCAGGCTAAAGTCGAAAGCTGTTTACCTCGAGGCCGAAGATATCTTCATGAACGGGAAAATTCATCTCAACGGTCCAATCGTACAGGACAAAGAACAAATGAAGGATACAACCGCTTCGCTGATTGGCCCTCTCAAGGTCGAGAAAGATGCAGTTATCAACGGCGTGAGCGCCAGCGGCCACAGCCACGATGTGACTGGCGTTCAAAGCGGCGGCAGCACGATCACGTCGAAGAAACCAAATCCGGGTTAATACCGGCTCACTTTAAATTACATCCATAAAGCGAAAGCCCCGGCTGCTGCAACAGTTCGGGGCTTTTTGTATCAACAGAACAGTATTTGAAATGGCATGGAGATTACTCATGCAGCCAAATTCTAGCGCACCTAAAGATAAATTTGGAGACGATTTGATGATTAAGGCTGAGACCACTCCGCAAGGAGCAATAAGGCTGCGAGGATAATCGCGGTATGCCGAGGGATTCGTCACATACTTACGCCTGTTGCCTGGATCACTTGTACTGCATTAGTGGCGGGTACATTGATTTACCTGAAAAACTGATAAAGGAGTTACGAGAAATGGGCGAAAGATTACCCAACTGGAAATTCCTGTTGATATGGTGTGTGTTTTTCTTATTTGGACTATCCGCTTTGATTCAGGCGATCCGGTGGCGGTAATTTTTACATAACTTTACATATGGCAATGAAAAAACAACAAATTACTTCATGGATGATTTGCTACGTGAACTCAAGCATAGAATGACATGGTGTTAAGTAATTGTTACAAAGGGATTGGTATGAAGTTTCTTTTCATTGTTTATAAATTACTAGTTGAGATTCGAGTTATGGGCGAGAAATTTCCCAATTGGAAGTTTTTACTTATCTGGTTGGTCTTTCTGATTCTGGCGTCTGGATATTTTGTTGGGCAGATCCGATGGTGGTGAGGGCACGATGAGGACATGGGGCCGCGTCACCGACGTGAACGGCAATAAAAAATGGGTTGCTGTAGAATCTGACGCCAACGGTGATTTCTCCTACGGCTGGCTGACGACGCTCATTCAGACGTTAAAGCTGGGGGTGGGGGAGTCGCCGTTTTACGCGAATTACGGCATTCCAGCACAGCAGTGCATCGTGCAGCAGATTTACCCGGACTACTATGTGAACATGGTTCAGCAACAGTTTGCCGGGTATTTTGCATCACTGGCAATTTCAAGGGTAGATGGGGCTGAGAACCCCACCTATAACATCGATGTTGTGTTTTTTAATGGGACCAGTTACCGGATGCAGGTTCCGGTGTGAGGCAAATTTTCGGGCATCAGTTGGGCCAGTGGCGTGTTAAGAAGTTCATCGCGTGGCATGACAATCCATCCACTTTTGCGTAGTAAGTGAATTGCCCATTCTGTGGTGATAACTGAGCCTGATTTGTGGTGCTCAATGTGGGTAACCGAGCCGTTTCTGACGCGCATGATGATGTCAACATTCAGAGGGGATTGTGTGCTGGTGGTATCTTCGCGCAGCTTCTTCTCGCACTCGATGAAGTATCGGCGGATCTGGCGTCCTTTTTCGTTGCGCTCGACCATTGCCAGTTCTTTGGCGGTGTCCAGGGTGAGGTGGTAGTCCTTGCGGCGGCGGCCTGGAGTTTTCGCCAAATTTGGCGAAAATAGAATGTAGTCTAAAAAAGTCTAACAACTACTTATTTTCAGACACACATTTTTCAAAATTTTTTATCGAGTCATTGAAAACTGAATTCATTATCTCATAAGTTTTATGATCTATCTTTTTGTCTAGATAATCTTTATTGTTTTTCTTTATTTTTTCCTTAGTATCAGTAATGGCTTTTTTACAAATTTGATAATTTATCTGCTGATCGTTTAAACCGCCTCCATTGACAATTAGAGAAATAGCTGTATTCATGTCTTGTATATTGTAGGAATAGTGTAATGTGTCATTGGTTGGATGGCTGGGATTATCATAATAAACATTACCGAATTTCATTAACATTATTCCCGATTTCCCATAAACAGAATCAGATAAGTATGCGGCATTCATATTTCCGGCAGTAAAATTATCAGTATGACATATAAAACGCCGACCATATTGAAGCTGTAATTTATGCATAGCATCGTTGCAGGCAGCTCTTATTAGACGGGTATGATTATTGTCTTCTTCTTAAGCGCATACTGAAAATGAAAGAGTGGATGCAATTAGCAATGAAATTAATTTCTTCATAAATTACCCTTGAGATTAACTATGTCAGAAATACCAATTACTATGACCAGTGCGGGTGCGCAGCCTACGCCACCCAATGATTTGCTTGCGAATCTTATCACCAGGGTTGCTGAAAAAGTACCTGGATATACAGCCAACCTTCCGGCGGGACTTATTACAGACCTTGCCAGCACGGCAGTCGGGGCGGTGGCATTAATAGACCAGGCGCGGGTTGATCTTATTAACTCCGTAAGCCCATACGGCGCGAATATTCCGTTACTGATGCAACTCGGAAACATTTATGGAGCACAGAAGGGATTAAGTACAAATACGGCGGTATACGTGGTGTTTGAGGCGTTGCCGGGATTTGGTATCCCTAAAGGATTTGTGGTTGGAGACGGTAACTACCAGTATGCGGTTTCCCGCGATACGGTGGTGCCGGAAAATGGGCAGACTGAGCCAGTCTACTGTGTGGCCACAACGTCAGGCTCATGGGCTGTACCGGAAGGGACCGTGACGCAGGTCATTACATCAGTACCCAAAGACCAGCCTGTAAAATGCACGAACCTTACCGCAGGAATGCCCGGTCAGGAGGCGCAGACGTGGGCATCTTACCGCGCCGAAGTCATGGAGTCCGGCATGTTTGGTGTGCAGGGAACACCGGATTGCTTTAAAGCGATGCTCAAATCAGTAAGCGGTGTGCGCGAAAACCTGATTTCTTTCCGGCAGTCGTCGCTGGGGAAATGGGTTGCGGTTGTTGGTGGCGGTGATCCGTATGACGTGGCTTATGCGATTTACAAATCTGTACCGGATATTTCGAAACTGACCAACGATGTAAGCAATCCATCCGGTGCGGCAGTGGAAAAACGCACGGTTTCAATAACCGTTTCGCCGGACGTTTATCAGGTGCCGTTCGTTATCCCGTCATCACAAAACGTCATGGTGCTAATCACCTGGAACACGGTGTCTGATGATTATGTTGACCCGGCGGGTATTGCTATGGCTGTGCAGCAAAACGTTGCTGATTACATCAATTCTATTGAAGTCGGTCACCCGATAAATCTGCTGCGAATCCAGGATATTTTTACCAGCTCCGTAAAATTGCTGGTTGATGCGACGTTGATCTCAACAATCAGTGTGAGCATTGGTATTAACGGTCATATTGTTCTTCCGGCAAAAGACACAAGCCTGGTTTATGGCGATACCTATTCCTATTTTTCGACGGTGGCATCACAGGTTCAGGTCAATAAGTATGCAATATCTGACTGAGAAAATACTTCCTGCTTATCCGTTTGTGCAGTACAGAGATGATCCGAATGTTGTTGCGTTCTTTGAAGCATACAATGAAATTGCTCAGGAATACCTCGATTCGCTCAACAATCTGGCATTGCCATGCTGGACATCGGAATCAATAACCGGGCAGTTGCTGGACTGGATAGCACTTGGTATTTACGGTGTTGAAAGACCTTTACTACAGGTTTCAGAGGAGGCTATTGCGCGCGGTGCATACGATACCATTGAATACAATACGATCCCGTACGCAGCAATGCGGAATTACGTTCCGGGGCAGGCATCGTATGTCCCTGATGATTATTTCAAACGAATATTAACGTGGAATTTTTATAAGGCTGACGGTTCGCATTTCTGCATTGACTGGTTAAAGCGCCGTGTGGCGCGGTTCATTCATGGGAAAAACGGAATAGACCCGCCGTTGCAGCACACTTTTGATGTGAGCGTGACTGTATCGGACAGTGTTTTTTCTATTCAGATACCAGAATATGGTGATGGTATAGGCTATTTTCTGAAAGATGCCATTGACCAGAAATATGTAAAACTCCCTTTTATTTATTCCTATGCAACAACGGTGATTCAAAAATGATTCTTGGATTCGGCAATAACGTTGTTTCAGCACTGGCTGGTGATATTACGACGATTCAGACTGATATTCCGGTGATGCCGGGCACGGGAGCTAAATTTGCAAAATTGCTTTCTGCCGATTTTGAAAATAAATCGAACGGGCAACGCGTCTATGCAAAAATTACGCTTACCGATAATAAAGAGTCTGCATTTGAGATTTGTCACCTGGTATCGGTAAGCGGTGATGTGCTGAAAGTCATTCGTGGGCAGGAAGGAACAACCGCGAAAGGTTGGTCCCTTAATGACGTTGTGGCTAACTTTGCCACGCGTGGATCGGAAAACTATTTCGTACAGATTGCGCAGCTTCAGAGCGGTCATTATATTGCGGGTGTTGCTGGTGGCACTGCAAACACACTGACGCTGGAACTTCCTTCGACGTTTTTTGTTAATGAGGGTACAGATTGGACACTACGAACCCCGATTATCGTTTTCCCCGTTCAGAACAATACCAACGCGGCGACACTTCAACTAACACTAGGCGGAAAGGTTCTTGGTACGTTCCCACTTTATAAGGGGAACAAGTCCGAGCTGGTGGCGAATGATATCATTAAGGGTATTCCTTTGATTTGCCTTCTTGATAGCGAGAAAAGCTATTTCAGTGTGATAAACCCTGGAAATATCTATTCAGATTTTGATCTGCGATATGTAAAAAAATCTGGTGATTTGATGACCGGGGAACTGAAAATCCGTGGTGTTAATGCGCTGAGGATTTTCAACGAAGCCTTTGGCCTGATTTTTCGTCGTTCGGAAGAGAGCCTGCACCTCATTCCCACCCAGGAAAACCAGGGCGAAAACGGCGATATTGGCCCACTGCGACCGTTCAGCATTAACCTGCGGACGGGTGAAGTTTCAATGTCTCACCCGGTATCTGTTGGCGGCGGCTCGAAAGTAAACGGTGCATTAGGTATCGGCGTTCAGAACGCACTGGGCGGAAACTCAATTGCGTTCGGGGATAACGATACCGGTCTGAAACAGAATGGTGATGGCCTGCTGGATGTTTATGCCAATAGCGTGCATGTGTTGCGTTTTCAGAGTGGCAGTATCCAGAGTAATAAAGCTGTAAACGTTACAGGACGGGTAACACCGTCAGACTATGGAAACTTTGATGCCCGTTACCAGACCAAAACAGGCTGCGTGCAGGATGTGCGTTATGGTTCCGAAATGTATTACAACCCGGGAGGTAACCAGATATCCTGGACATTTCGCTCACCTTCAGGCCACGGGTTATCCGGTATTAATGTGCAGGAAACCGGAAGTAATTCGGCAGATAACATCGGTGGCGTGTATTACCGACCGCTTCAGAAACTGATTAACGGCACCTGGTATAACGTGGCGAGTGTTTAACAATGTTGCATTTAAAAAATATTACTGCAGGCCATCCGAAAACCGCAGAACAATATCAGATGACAAAACAACATGGTATCACCTGGCTTTTTTCGGAAGATGACAAAAACTGGTATAAAGAGCTGAAAAATTTTGCCAGTGACACCATAAAAATGGTTTACACCGGAGACGGGCGCGTGGTGTGGGTCGGTAAGGATGTGACAGGCATTGAACCCCGTAACGCCAGTGTTATTGAAGTTCCTGATATTACCGCTAACCGCCGTATTACCGTGCCTGGTTACTGGTTTTACCGCGACGATAAATTTGTCTTCGACTACAAACTTAAAGCGGAAGATGAGCGTGATGCCCTGTTACAACAGGCCAGCATCATGACCAGCGAATGGGAAAAAGACCTGCTGCTGGGATTAATCAGTGACGAAGACAGGGAGAGGCTGAAAGCGTACCGCATTTACGCGAAATCGCTGCAGGCGATGGATTTCAACATTATCACTGATAAAACCTCATATAACGCCATTGAATGGCCCGTCTCTCCGGAAGCCTCTTCCTGATTTAATTTATCGCGAGAAAAACTATGTCTGTAGTGATATCAGGTGCGCTGATTGATGGCGCAGGCATCCCCATGTCCGGATGCCACATAATTCTGAAATCCCGGGTAAACACCTCAGAAGTGGTGATGCGCACAGTTGCCGACGTGGTGACAGGAAACTGTGGCGAGTACTGTTTTAAGGCGCAGACCGGAAAATATTGCGTATATCTGAAACAGGACTGGCGCGACGAGTACTGTGTTGGCGACATTGCTGTATACGACGACTCAAAGCCCGGCACGCTGAACGACTTTCTGACTGCCCTTGATGAAGGCGATTTAAAGCCGGATGTAGTGAAACGCTTTGAGGAAATGGTGGCGCAGGCGCAGCAGAGCGCGGAAGCGGCAGCGGAAAGCGAACAACAGGCCGGGCAACATGTCGCTGATGCGCAACAAATCAAGAGCGACTGCGAGACGCTGGCGGATAACGTACAGCAGAATGCAGAATCCGTTGCCGAAGATAAAAAGCAGGTGGCACAGCTGGCATCATCTGCCACACAGGATGCCGCCCGGGCAGAACAGGCGGTCAAAGATGCCGATAAGATAGTCCAGAAAGCGGTCGATAAACTCGACGAAGCCGCAACGCTCACCGGCGAGACAAAAGCCAGCGCCGAAGCGGCTGCAAAAAGCGAGCAGAACGCAAAAAGTCACGCCGATAATGCAGCCGGAAGCGCACAACAGACCGCACAGGATGTGACAGCAACCGAAACGGCCCGTGATGATGCAGAGCGTTTTGCAGAGAATGTCAGGCAGGATGCAGTTGCCACTGCAGAGGACAGAAAGGCCACTGCGGAAGATGTGAAAAGCACAGGAGCAAATGCAGCCGCAGCCGGACAGAGCGCACAGGATGCCGCGGGCTATGCACGTGCAGCAGAGCAGGCAAAAAATGATATTGATGTCACGCTGTCGGGTACCCTGAAAACGGTCAACTATTTGTCAGAAATTGCGGCAGCAGGTACGGAGGCGCAGCAGGAATCCCGCGATAATCTGGGACTGAAAAGCGCAGCCACAATGGAACCACAGAATGACACTCACGACAGAACTCCGGGCCGTCTGGCGATTCCTGGCATGTTCGGATTCGGGAAAATATTTTCACCTGCTGATGTGGTTCCGTTTAACTCAGAAGCTGAATTATTGAGGTGGGCAAAACAGGTCACACCGGGTGAATATTTTGTAAATGGTTCCGCCAGCATTCTTCCTGGCGTCGTTTTCCAGGGAATGATTCGCATCCGCTTCCTGGAAGCTAACCGGGCTACACCGAACCCTCCATATACGGCAAAAGCCATTATTTTCTACGGTGTTAACGGTGATATATATTATAACCGTTACTGGTCCACAGGTGATGGATGGTTAACTGGCTGGATAAACCTGAAGGTCAATGAGGCTTCACTCAGGGCACTGATTGAAACCCGTGCGCCACTGAACAGCCCGGCACTGACCGGAACGCCGTCCACGCCAACACCGCCGGATGATGCAGCAGGTAATGAAATAGCCAATGCGGCGTTTGTCCGCAAACTGCTTGCCGCGCTGGTTGGCTCATCACCAGAAGCCCTGGACACGCTGAACGAGCTGGCAGCGGCGCTGGGTAATGACCCGAACTTTGCGACAACGGTCACTAATGCACTGGCAGGTAAACAGCCGCTTAATGACATGTTAACGGCTGTTAGCCAGATAACACCGGAAGAAAACACACTGCCTTATTTCAGTGAAGAGGGCCGGATTTTACTGGCGCAGCTGTCAGAAAAAGCCCGCGCATTACTGGCACTGGACACACCTGAAGCCATGCGCATTGAGCTTGAACTGAAAGCGGCTGCGACGATGGAACCCCAGAGCGATATCCGCGACCGCACACCGGGCAGGCTGGCACTGTCCGGTATGCATGGGTTCGGTCAGGCATTTGCCAGCACCGAAGCCCTGACATTTAACGGACAGGCCGATTTTGCTGAATGGCTGAAAGAGGCCACGCCGGGGCGTTATGCGGTCAGTATTGCGGACTCTTCCACGCTGCTGGCTGGCACAACGAAATTTAACGGCATCATTGATGTAATGTGGTCGCCCTTTGATAACGACGAGTCAGACACAACGCGTAAATTCAAAACGTTGCTGTGTTTTAACCAGTATTACGAAGGCGAACACAATATTCATCGCCTGACTTACCGCTGGAGTGGAAACAACTGGAATGCGACAGTAAGCCCCATTATTTACGACGGCGATTCGCTGACGTTCCTGCTATCCCGGACAGCGGGCAATGGTCCGTACTCATATTACAAATACCCGGCAGTGGGAGTGCCTGTTCTGGCGGTCTATCAGGGAACGGCGGCTGGCGATAAGGCAATCAAAATTGGTCAGGGGGACATTGTGCCGGGGTCACGACTCGGTCCGGTAACTATCACCTGCTCAATTAATGATGCAGGTTCATATGTTTCCACTCCACGCGTTTCTGCCGGAGGTGCCGGGGCATTCAGCTTTCCCGGTCGCTATCAGGCGCTTTCTGGATTCAGTAATTCGTATGGCGATGAAGGCCGCATTTGTCTGTTTGTGCGCATCGAGTAACGAGGAAATAAGACATGAAAATCAGAGCGGTAAAAGGCATCAGAAACGCGCATTACCTTGAATATGGTGCGGTTGACTGCGAGGTGTTATTTGAAGGTGAAACGGAATTCGTCCCGTATACCGCCATGCAGGACGATACCGTACCGACAGGCCAGCGCATCTGGGAAGAGTTACAGAGCGGCAAATGGGGCGAAATTGCCCCGTTCACCGTCACGTCGGAACTTATCGCAGTGGCAAAGGATGCCAGAAAGCGGGAAATCGAGGCATGGCGTACAGAACAGGAAGCACAGCCGTTCACGTTTGAATGGAACGGTCGCACCTGGAACGCTGGCCCCGACTCAATGGCCCGTCTTTATCCTGTGGTAATGGCTGCAAAATCTGATACGGCACGAACCGCCCTTGCATGGGGTGATGCCGATAATCAACAGGTGAAACTGTCGATGCCAGAGCTTGAAGACCTGGCTACAGCAATGGCACGGGCGCAAGTTAACCGCAACGATGAAATTTATCGGCGTCAGCGACAGATGAAGGACGTGCTGGATGGGCTGGAGGATTTACGCTCAATCAGAGAAATGACGGTTAGCAGTGAACGAGTACATGGAGAATAATAAAATTACAAAAGGCTGATAATCTTGAATTAAAAAAGAATGGTTGGGGCGGCGCCGCCGCCCCGGTCAATATTAAGATGTTATTAGCGATGCCAGTTTGTTAATTAGACTGGTATATTCCTCTGGTTGTTCATCGAACATTTTTGCATATTTTGCAATTCTTGCAGCATCTACAAATAAAAATGTATTTGCTTCTTGCACTTGCTCAAATGATGATATGGCTGATTTGTGACATGGAGAAGAAGTAATGTTCTTATGTGTATCTTTGCTGGCAAAAAATAAACGAACTGTTACATTTGGTGCACCGAAAAGCTCCTCACAATAAAATAAAACATGCCCAATTTTATCAGTCTCTTTTCTGTCTTCTGCACTAAACGTACCATTTATGGAGGCAAGAACCCCCTTGGCTATTTCAAGCGAATTTCCTGTTGTGATGCCAGGTATCAGTTGTTGAATGACTTGCGTATCAATGCTCAAAGAACCGCTTTTAATCTCTAGGGTCTTTGTGAATTTCTGTATTTCTGCAAAAAAGCCAGAGCCGCGTATTATTTTTGTCCAGCTATCGTAATCAAATAAGTCTTTTCCTTTTTGCCCCATTGCTGTTGTCATTGCGGAAAACAGAACGGTTACACTATCAAACAAATCTCTGGCATCATCATTTAAATTTGTCTCAGTGGATGAATAGAATATATTCCCCGTTTCATTAAGTCTGTAGCTGACGGGGGCTTCTGAGTCACGTAGCAGCTTTAGGTCCGGGGCGTAAGGGGTTACGGGGATATATTGAGATGACGGACATATTTCATTAAGGATTATGGTGTTCAT